TCCCGACTACTTGGTGGAAGACCTCGCCAATGCCATGACGGTGCTTGAGCGCATTGTTTTGGAGAAGAACGCATGAAACTATATGAAGTTCCTAATAACACTCAAATTGTTTTAAGCGATGGAATAAAACTTAAGTTCCATCATATTGATGGTATGTATAGCTACTGCACGGACAGTGAAAACAATGTGTACCACATTGCTGCTTGGGAAGAAGTGTCTATAGAGGAGGTTAAATGAAAGAAGAGACCATCAAATACCGTGATGCCTTTCCCAAGGAATATACAGCCCCAGCGCAGAAGCTTGTACTTGACCTTGATGGTCATGTGGTGGGGAAGGTACGAAAGCCAAAACGCAAATGGGTAGACCTCACTGATGCAGATGCCGATGACCTGTTTGTTGAAACGCAGCGGCACATGATTGGTCACGGCAGCAGGGAGTTCACCCGAATTTTTACACGCCTGATAAACGCTAAATTAAAGGAGCGGAACACATGAGCAAAAGAGACCTAGCATTGGACAGCCTTACCCGGATATGCGAGATCCAGCAGAAGCTGATCAACCAACTGATTGCTATGGAGGAGTCTTCATATGCGCGGGGCTATGAAGATGGGATGGTGGCTCAAGCTGAGGTTGATATAGCTTTAAACGAAATATCGAAGGAGAAGAAAAATGGATAAACCAATTAAAGACGAAGTGATATCACAGGGCATTACCGATGATTATGCGTGGTATCAAATGGAGGTGCTATCCAAAAGGTTGGACGATTTTAAACATGAGTTTAAACGGGTATTGTCCGTTATGGAAGATCGCCGCAGTGACCACCTGAAGATAATTGAATATTTGCTTCGGGAGAATGTGGAGCTGAAAAATAAATTGAAGGATTTAAATGGCTAACAAACCATACCCACTTTGCTTTGACAGCAGGAACCAATATGAATTATGGAAGCTTGCTGGGCTAACTACCGGCGGGATTTCATCGGGGGTCTGCACCGACTGTACCCCCGAGTACAAAGCGGAGATGCTGCTGCAAGAGCGATGTACCGAACCATCCGTCAAATTTGGACTTGATGAGGACGGTCTTGTCTTTGGTTATGTGCCGGAGTATGAGAAGTATGTGATGAAGAAAGCCAAGGCAGCGCCTGTAAAATGGCTACCCCCCGAACAAACAATGTCGGTTAAATACGAAGGCGGGGCTATCGAATGGTTTCCAACTGAATTTAAACAGAAGGTGAAACGCAAATGAATGATGACAAGGAGCAAATTGAAAAACTGAAACGCACACTGGATGAGGCCATGAGGCGTGTTCCGATTGCGGTGGTCAATGGTAGCTACCAACAGGCCGTGCAGTACAAGGCGGACTACGCAAAGGCAGTGAAAATTCTTAACAAAAAACCCCGAAGGTCAACGAACTGGGATGGGCTATTACCGCTATGACACTATGACTGAACAAATTATTGACTACGCACTACCCTGCATGAATGCTGAAAAAGCTTTGAAGGATGTGCATAACGCATTCCTTGAACAAAACATGGACTTGGCGTTGACCCGCGCTATGGACGCGCTGATCGATATACGGTTGATGTATGCGGCACTGCGCCACACAAAGGAGAAACGTGAACAATGAACCTATAGAGGCTATGGAGGAGATGCTCCGGAGTTACCCACCGGAGGATATTATGGCCGCTGCCTCATACATACTGGGCAGTATGGGATTTGTTTACTCGGGGCGGAGCAAGGAAGACTTCCTGTCCGTCATCTTATTCCCCATTGCGATGGCGTGGGACATTCAAAATGAACATGTACGAAAGCATTGATATGAAAATCACAGCATCATTTAACGATGAGGAGGAGGCAATCAAAGCCATCCACTCGGGCTACGCTTGGCAGACACTGCATGAGATTAACGATATTTTGCGCCAACAAAAAAAGCACGACCTACCTTGTGAGCAAGCCGTGCTTAGGATACAGGCATCTGTTCAAGATGCACTTGCAATGATCTACCCGGGTTAGGCAGTCTCTTCTTCTTCTTCTTCGTCTTCTTCGTACTCTTCCTCGTCGTCACCCCAATCGGCTTCGTCGTCTTCGACCAAGAGCCACTCGCCGGTGTCTTCGTTCAACCAGTACCAAGCGTCGTACTCTTCGTCGTACCAGCAGAAACATCCAGCTTCGTGGTCATACTCGTACTCTTCATCTTCCGCGAAGAGGTCTGTAAACGCTTCCATCTCTTCGTTGTCCTCTTCCCAATCACCCGAAATAATAAATGTCCATCCAAACATATCGAACTCCTAAACGTTAATGATTTGACCGCGAAACTCAACCTGATCGTCGCTCCACTTGTGAACCAACTCAGGCCATAAAAGCTTACCACCTTTGAATGTCAGCACCGCAAACCCGCTCCGGTGATTGAGGGGGTTGCCCTCACCGTAGTCGAACTGCGGGCCGTGTGGCTCAGCCAATGTGCCTGTGTCCACACCGTAGCGATTACCATTGTAGTCGGAGAAGGGGGTCACCTTTAAGCTATGCAGATGTCCGGTGACTATGCTTGTGCCTGCGTTTACAGTATTGTTGTGTGTTGCGTGTACACCATTTTTGTAGCGGTGCTTAATAACGCATTCCTTTGTAGGCCATACTGACCATGCAAACTCCCAAGCTGGCAAGTGATCTTGCAACTTAAATCCATGCACTTCGCGGTACTGGGGAGCCTGACTAACCAGTTTGTTGGCAAAGCGGGTGTCGTGGTTGCCCCATGTAAACAGAAGCTTTGCGTTGTGTCGGGCAGCTTTGGCGGTCTCTTCAATTTCGCCGAGGCAGGTCTGCACAGCTTTAAGCTCCTCCATAACCGAAGGTGTGTGCGCCCAACCAAGGGGAGGGTGGCGGGAGATTGTTGCTCCATCAAATGCATCTCCATTGGAAATGACCACATGAGGTTTCAATTCCTTGATAGCCCACAGCAGCCCCTTGTATGCGGTGGTGTATTCGTTGGGCCAAAAATGAGCGTCGGAGAAAACGATTACGGTTTGGTCAAGTATGCCTAAGTCAATCCGGTTGATGGATGTTCTAATGGGTTGAATGTGGGCATACTGCTTTGAGTTATCATGCAAGTTGGGGAGCGGTTGATTGAAGCTTGCCTCAATCCTGCGTCTGCGGCGATGAACTGAACGTTCATCAAGATTTAAATACTTTGCCACTTTGACAGCGGAACCGTATTTGCTCCACGCATCCAAAAATTCCTGCCTTGAGACTCTTGCTTGCATATTGACCTCGCAAAGTTGCGCGAATCTAACATATAACTATTGCCACACTATGTCAACAATAGCTGAGAAAAAACACATGTCTGCCGTTGCAGATTTGGGCTGCATAGTGTGTAGACGTATGGGCTATCACAACACTCCGGCGGAGATACATCACAAGCGGGCAGGCACTGGCGGGGGACGCAGGGCAAGCAACATGGATGTGATCCCGCTATGTCCGGAACACCACAGAGGGAAGACCGGAATACACGGGCTTGGTACGAAAGGGTTCGTCAAACACTATGGGTACGACGAAGACGATCTGCTTAAAGAGGTCGCATCCTTACTCGTTTAAATATTCTTTGATCCGCCCGATACTTGCCACTGTCGCGTTCTGCGCCTTCACATTTTCCAGCAGCCTGTCACGCTTTTCATCGCGGCTGATATCCATGTCACGGATTGCCAGCGCCTGCTTCTTCAGCGCCTGTAACTGTTTGGCTATCTGTTCCACGCTACCACGCACTGCGTATTCCTTTGCATGCTCCTGTGCGTAGCTTGTTAGCTCGGGGCTTCCCCTGCTCTTTAAATCGTTGATGGTTCGTACCGCAGTCTCCACCGAATCTTTCAGCTCGTAGAACTGACTGACCTGCCCGGTGGCTTGGTTGTCAATAAGGAAGCGCTTAATTACTGGCATCTGTTCCAATCGCAAACTTGGTTTGCTTGTAGATCCAGCCATGCCAAACGCAGCATCCATCAGGTCGGAAAAATACATCCCCATCGTGCCGGTGTAGCCTTGGTAGATGTGGTCAATCAAAAGCGGCGACTTTCCGGTAATCTGCCCCAGCTCTTTTGCAATGATTGATGTGTTGGGTTCCACTTGAAACTTTGGATCAATGCCTTGCATGTGGGTTCCCACAATGGGGCGACCGGTGAAATAGGAATAGTTTGACTCCGCCTCAACAATTGGCAGGGCTATCTGCGGTATTGGTGTAAATGTAAGTGCATCGCCCAGAGCTTTTTTGCCCGCAGCTTGCAGCTCCTTTAAATCTTCCTTGCCGTAGAAGTAGCGATAGATATGCTCCGGCATGGTTTTAAACAGCGTGCCAATCTCAAACGGGATTGGGATGCGTACACCAAGGCCGGGGATGATCCAGTTGTTATCCTTCACCTCCTGCTGCTGCGCCTCGTAGTCGGGGTCGTTTGTCACCAGCGCGGCGTACATAACGCTTAGTCCAACCATCGTTCCTGCGCGGATCAGTGCGGTCTTTTGAACCTGCCGCTGGCGGGCGCTCACATCACCGCCAAGTGATGGCTGAACCAGTCCCCTGTACATCAGGTCAAGACCTTGCAGCTTCGCATTCAAGAATGGGATACCTGCGGTGATGACACGAACCAACGCAGAGTTGCCCTTGCGGTTGAAGTTGAGAACCTCGTTTGCGCGAAACAAAGCTTCCGCCTCGTTGCCAGTCTTTGCCAGCACATCCTTGTAAACGCTGATACGGACTGCCGCGTCGTGGGCCTCGGTTGCATGTTCCAAATACTTCCAAATGCCTGTGACAGGTTTAAACGTTTTCTCCATCCCCTCCTGCGTGCCAGTCTTCTGGCGGAGATCTCTTGCAACAGCTTCGGCGCTTGCTTCAATGTTTCTGGAGAACTCGTACCCGCCAATCACACCTGCGTTTAAAAGCTTTTGGTACTCGGGAGACTTGTTCCGCATCACGTCGGTGAAGTTCTTCAGTGTGCCGGTGATGGGGCTGATGTCCGCCCCGCTGGTTGCGTAGGTGTACAGCGAGTGCTTCATCATGTTGGCAATGATGAATGCGGGGTCTTTAGTAACCATTGACCGCAGCACATCCGCTGGCTTGGAAAGAAAGCTAAGCCCGGGCAGCTCTGGCAGGTTTAAACTTCTTACCGCATCAAGGAACAGCGGATCTGCGCAGCGGTAGCTCTCAACCTTGCCATCACGCAGCACCGAAACAATGTTGGGCGCTGACGGGGCATGCTCCACCTTCTCAGCTTCGCCAAGGAACAGAGCCTCGTCAAGCGCCTTTTGCGCTGCAACATTCTTCAGCCCCGATGTAATCGCAGCCTGTGTGTTGCGGGTGATTGTCTCCAAGAAGTCGGCGGCGGGGGCTTCGGATCCTTTCAGCTTCTTCGGGGGTTTAACGCCCGTGAGGTTTTGCATGATCTTTGGCCCGATGGTTTGTTCACCCTCAAGCTGACGGTAGAAGGGAATGTAGTCGGAATGTTTTGTCCACTCCGCACCCATCTCCTTGGACAGCACACCGGTGTCCACCATGTACTTAACCAGACCGTCGTTGTACTTAATCCAATCCTTTTGGATGTCCACAAACTCGGGGAACTCCTGCTCCAACTGTTTGGCATATGCAAGCTCGTCGGGGGTAAACTTTTCGCGGCCCTCTGCGGTTAAACGCTCACCGCGCTTTGCCATCGCCCAGAACTGATACGCCTGATAGATCTTTGGATCTGCGTACTTGGCAAGCGGGGCAAATATTTCAACAGCACCTTTGATGGTTCCACCCTCGTTGGAGATGATAGTAAATCCGTTTTCGTACTTGGGGATGCCGCCCATACGGTTGCCAACACCCAGCGCGGATGCGGTGTACCCTGCGGCACGATCTGATTCCAACGCAGCAGCTTCAGCGCTGATATCTGCAAGACGCTCAATGCCACCCATCTGCGCAGCTATGCGCTTGCCATAGACGCTGAGTTGGTTGTATTGGTAGATGAACTTTTGACGCAGGTATGAGAATGGTTCGGGGCCAAGTCCACCGATGAGGCGCTCAGCGTAACCTTTCTCCTCCCGGGTTGTTGTACGCCTGTTTAAAGCATCCAATATGTTTGCCCCGTTGGGCATGTTTTGGATTGTGCTTTGAACCTTACGCAGGCTGAACCGCATATCTCCAGCATCTTGCGCTGCTTGGGCTTGCTCTTGTGTCATGCCAAAGCGTTCTGCGTCTGCCTCGCTTACGGGGCGCTGCCCATATGTACCAATGTTTCCGGTAGCAGATTTGATTTGAGCGGGGTCATACACGGCAAGGTTTTTCCTGCCGCCCTCAAGTACGTAAAACCCATCAAACCCTGCTTGCTTAATTGCTTTTTGAATTTTGCGATTTTCAATAGCCTCCCAATTACCACGAGCAACATCATTAACATAATTGCTGATGCTGCGGTCAGTGTATCGATTTTCTTTTTCGTAATCTTCAATAACTTTCATATGCTCGGAGTTTGCATAATCAAACGGCTTCTCTGCACGCACATATGCAGGCACAATGTTTGGCCCCGAAGGCATCATTTCTTTGTAAGCTTTGCGTAAGTATTCTTGACCTTCAGCGGTGGCATCGTTGTATCCGCCACTCTTAATGCTGTCAATCATTGTTTTACCTTCGGGCCTTGTTCCGTAATCCTTGCGGATGGCAGCAATAGCTCGGGCCTTGCCTTCGTCAATTTGCTTTTGCGTAAGGAATTGATCGGGATGCGCGGACATCCATGCAAGGCTATCTTTGGAGAAAACGTTTGCAAAATCTGGATCCTCCGTGAGGAAGATAGCTCCAGCTTGCTTTGGTTTAAACGTGGTTATGTCCCGGGCAGTGCCGTGGTACATAACCTTTGGCTCGCCCTTTGCATCAACAATTTTGCTGTCACCAAAGAACTGCTTGAACTCCGGTGTATTGGGAGCAGTGCGGAAGCTGTAGCGGGCTGGCTCGCGGCTTTCTTGTTCACGTTCCCGCCGACCAGTTTCTTCGTTCATCCGCACCATTAGTGCATTTACTTTGTTAAAGTCTTTGCCAACGTAATCTTCTACAGCTTTGTTTAATCTGCGGAATGACATTGTTTGTTCACGCTTTAGATCTTGCGGACGCAAATCACTAGCAATACGACCAGAAGCCAAATTTTCTGCACGGTTTACTTTTTCATGCAGATCCCAAATGTTTTGAGGAACCCAGTCTGGAGCAGTGCGTAGACTGGCGCGGATGTCGGGGTTAGTGGGGTCGTATGTTCCGCGATTACCAATAGCAGACTTTATTTGTGATGAATTAAACGCCACAAAATCTCTGCCATCTTTCATACCATCGTATCCACCAGCCTGTATAACTCTTGTCATAGCATCTGTTGGAAAAGAAATATTTGGGAACCTGCCGTTTTTAAACGTATCTACTTTTTCTTCAATCCAATCATCACCAAGTCTTGGGTTGTCCTTTCTTAGCTCTTTTTCAAATGCTGCAACCATTTTTGAACTGTGAAAACTTTTCCCATAAAAATATGGGTCTTTAATGCTTAAATATACGGGAATAATCTGTGAGCCTTCCTTTTCTCCCGCGTAATTGTTTGCATCTCGAATATCGTAGGTAAAATAATAGCCATCAGGATTGCCTGTCCTGTTTACTTTTGGAGAAGGCTTAAATTCATTGCCTTTAAAATTTGAAGTTGCATGATACATAATCAATGGATTTCCATTGGTATCTACCACCTTGCTATCGCCAAACCACCGCTTGAACTCCGGCGTATCCGGAGCTGCTCTTAAGCTAAGCTTGGTTCCTTCGGAGGTTCCTTCTCCCCGTACAGCGCCACCTGCTGGTTCCACTTCGTGGGGGGTAGCCCCAGCGTCTTCAGCAGATTCAAGGGGTACGCCTGACCAGTTGGGGTCTTGGTTGGGTGAGCTTGCTGTGATTTGCTTGCGGGCTTCATCGATTGTGATGTCGCCGGTTTTGTATTTTTGCCAAATGGATTTAACATTGTTTGCAGCCTTCTCTGTTTTAAATGTATCAGGGAATAATCCCCGTACTTTTTCCCATGTAACCGATTGCACTTCTCGTGGCAGAACACCAAGCTCTTTGGCTGCGCGGCGGTAAGCTTCTGCGTATTCTCCATACAAACCATTCTGCCCGTGGATAGAACTGGAGCCTTCTCCGCCCCAAGCCTGTACCACCTCCGGAGAATTGCCGCTCAAAGGCTCAAAGCGAGCCGCAGCAACAGCATGGGTATCAATCGTCACATGCTCGTCGGGTGAGTCAGGGTACACGATATTATTGTAGAAAGAGCGAACTTTGTGTGCATCGCCCATCTGCTCACTAATATTTTTCATTGAATCGTCGCGCAAAATAGACAGCGCCTTTTCAATGTTTCCAGTGTTGCCCCAAGGCATGTTGGCTGGTGATCCATCCTTTTTGGTCATCAGCCCGGCGGACTCACCTTCGGGGGCTACCAAGTGGTACTCACGGCTGTGATGGACCTCATCATATGCGCGTAGCCACCACGGCTGAAGACCTGTGCCTTCAAGCTCTTTGAATGATTTGCCTTGGATCGCATCTCGGATGCGAGTCATCACAACCGGAGGCCCTTTCTTGCTTAATTCTTTTATCTTGGAATCGAACCAATCCGTCATGGATGGATCTGTAATGGTATTTTGATGGTTTTTCCAAATGGTAATAACCCGTGCCGCTTGGCTGACATTTACATCCCAAGGGGTTTGCGGACTAAGCGCGGCAAGCACTCCAGATGATGCGCGTTCTGAAATTCCTGCTCCATCTGCAAGATTGTTTGCAATACGGTTTGCGCCCTTGTACCAATTCCTGCTGCGGTCACGAATCTTCTCTGGCGTGGCATTCCACAGGCTTAGAAGGTTATCCTTCAGTGCATCTATAAAATGATTAAGAGTTGCTTCAGGGGAATCTGACTTAAAGTTACCCATCAATGGGTCATCTTTAACAAGCTGTGCATGTTTTGCCAGTAGCTTGGGGTCTTCCTTGACAACGCCAATACCGACATTCAGCTTGTCCGTGAGATGATTTTCCAGCGGCTTAACAGATGTTGGCTTGCGGGTGCTGATGGTTTCTTCATCACTTTTAAACTTGCCCGAGCTTCTGTCGTTACGCAGGCTTGGTTTTGCCGCACTTGCGGTAGCCTTTGCCGCACTTGCGGTAAGTTTCCCGGACTCTACTTGTTTAAATACATCCTCTGCGGTGGTGTAACCGTTACCGGTTAGCGCGTCCTTCACCTTGGCAAAGAAGTTACGCATCTTCTCCAGCAGGGTGGACATGATCCCCTTGGGTGCGCCGTGGGCATCAAAGTCAGCAAAGGCATCTGCGATAGCCTCTTCCCGGATTGCATCCATGTCACCCTTGTACAACTTCATGTACGCATCAAAGCGGGACTCCTCCCCCTCCTTGATGGGGCGACCGTCAACGTTACGCTCTTTCAGGTACTTATCAATCCACACCTTGTCGGCCTGCTTCTCCAGCAAAGCCCACTGGCCCTTGGTGAAGAAGCCCATGTCTTTCAGCGCGTGAATGACTTCGTGACGCAGAGCCTGCAAGGGTTTGGCTGCGTCCAAAGCAATGCTGATCAGCTTCTGTGTGTACTGGCCCTCGTAGTTGCCCGCATCCTCAATTAGCTTTAAGCCAACATCTTTCAAGCCAAACTTTTGCAGGGTTGGCAACAGCGCCTTGGTCAGCACCGCTTGCAGCTTGCTTGTATCAATTGGCTTTAGCGGGGCTTCAGGTTCTGGGGCTGTTGGCTCCGCTGATGATAGTTGCCCCTCCTCCGGCGAGGTTAGCTTCTCTGGAGCAGCTTCTCTTTCGCCCTCAGCAGCACCGCGAGTTGCACCTTCCGGCTCAGCCCCGAATTCTTCAGGCTCTCGATTGCCATGCTCTTCGGCTGCGAGTTCATCTGCAATGCTTTGGATTTCTCCGTTGACTGCTTCGAGGTTGTTTTCACGATCAATTTCCTTCTCTAAATCACGGATCTGCGCTTCATGCTCAGCCAAAGACATGCGGGTTTCGTAGTCGTAGAAGGGCTTGCCCATTCCGTGCTGGCGGAGCGCCTCCTTGATGTACTCCTCAGCCTCCAACTGCCTGTCCAAGTTACCTTCGATAACTTCGGATCGCAGGTTAAACGGGAGCCAGCGGTCGAACGCCCCGTCAGCGACTCGGTCGGATATGGATACACCTTCACCACCCTTGCCGCGAGCAAAGGTTGGTAGGCTACCAATGTCAGCCCAATCACTTTGATTTAAACGCAGCTTGCCAACCATGCCCAGAAGGTTGGTCCCCTTAACCGCGTCCATCTGCTGGGTTGTAAGGTTTAAATCACTGGTAAGGCTGGTGACGTAATCACTCGTTTTATCCAGCCCGGTGGTGTCAACAGGCTCCATAGCGGTTGGCCCTGTTGGCTCTGGAGCTACAAAAGCCATCCCCGAAGCTGGCTGTGCAGCGGCAGGAGTTTCAGCAGCCTCAGCGGCCTGCGGTGGTTTGTAGTATTTGTTGTACTCAGCAGCCAACGCCTCAATGTTTGGCTGCAAAGCTTTAATCTGCTCGTCAATGGATTTGTTGTGTAAACGATCTGCCGTCTCTGTGACGGAGCCAGATTCCACAGTTCGCTTTTGGCCGAGGAGGTCGAGCTTCTCTTGCTCCGCAGCGCGGTACTGATCCATCACCTTTTCGGCGTATTCGGGCTTTTGTTTGTCCAGTTCAGCCTGTGCAAGATCTCGTTCACGCAAAGTTTGAGCTTGCGCTGCCTTTTGCGAGTTGATGTCAGCAATCGCTGCGGTGCGCTCAGCCTCGTTTTCTTTTAGCCTTGCTACAGCCTCGCCCTTAGCTCCAATGCCGTGAGCAAGTCCAAATACGGGGGATAGACCAACAGCGCCTTTTATTGCTTCGCCATACTGCCCAAGAGCCTCCGGAGAGGTGAGATCTTGTCCCAGTGTTGCACGCTCAATGGCTGTACTACCAACCATCATTCCGCTACCTACAACGGCGTTTTCAATAGTGCCTTTTAACGCATTGGTGAGATAACCGGATACTTGGGTTGATGCCTCTGCTGCGGTTAGCTCTCCAGCCAACACCTTCGGGGCGAGACGCTCTGCTTGTTGTACTGCGCTTTTCCCAAGCAAAGAGGCCATTGGGGCTTTTAATGGAGCAGATAACAGCCCCGGAGACAAAGCAAGCCAAGCAGCAGAAGCTATGCCTCCAACCAAATCCGCTACCGGATCGGGTGGAAGGCCAAGTTTTTCCCTTGCCACCTTTCTTTGACCGGCCTCTAAAGGGATATCCGAAATACCTACAGCGCCTATGGAAACTGCTTTACCTATTGTTCCAAGTCCAGTAGCCTCTAACACTCCGCCCAAAAATGGTGCTGTTGCAAGCTCTACAGGCAATGCGGCTTCAGCAACTGTTCCAACAGCTAACGGCCCACCAAATCGCCCAACAATGTTGCCTACATCTTGTACTATTGGCTCCAAAAACCGTGAAGCGCGGGTGGTGGCTCCAGAAATAAGGCCGCGCTTATCTGCTGCCGCTACATCCTCTTCGGATACAGGAGCAAAGGAACGGGCCGCAGCAGCTTGTTGCTGCTTTCCAAATTCAGCAAGCCCCGGCAGTCCAGCAAATTCACCAGCACCTTCAGCGGCAGAACCAAGCCCCGCCCGCGCAGATGATGTAAACGCAGAAACTAATCCAGTATCTGGTTTGAACGGCGTTGCCGCTTCCGGGTATTTTGACAAAAGAGCGCCGACAATATCACGCTGTGCCGCATTGGGAGGGCCATCAATTTGATATGTCTTGCCATCTGGAGCCGTAACTTCATAGGTTGGCATAATTGTTTACTATTTTGGTCAATGGACTACGAAACCGGGGATTGCGTTATCAGGTACTCCAATACCAGTTTTCTTAGCAAGCTGCTCGGAATAATACTGCAAATGATTTCTTGCCTCCAAGATTTGCCGCGCAGATTCCGGATTTGTTATATCCGGCGTTGCATGGGCAATAGGCTTAAGCGCATCAATCATCTCTCTCACTGACTGAACATCATTCTTGCCTTCAAACATATTCCTACGGGATACATCCAAAGCCGCAGCAGCGTTTTGCAAGTTAATTTTTGATGTTGCTTCCGGGCCATAGTATCTGGCCTGTTGATTAATGTAATTAGCCGATTGCAGCTCTCTTTGTATGTTGGCATCAATTTGCCGAATTTCGGCTGCATTTTTCTGCGGGAATGCTTGATTAAGCAAATTAATGCGGGCAGTCTCGCTTCCTTGATAAGCAATTTTTGCAGCAGTCTCCGGCCCAACGGTGGATGCAAGTTGGTCGTAGTAACCGCCTTTGCCCACAGCCTCTTTGGCTTGCGCAGCTTGCAGAGCTTGCTGGGACTCAGCAGCCTTACGTGCAGCACGTCCTTGCACCAACGAACTCAAGCCAGACCCAAACGCTTCCGATGCATATTGCGATTTGTTGCTTAGCAAACCTGCGGCAAGCGCCAGCCAATCATCCGATGACATCATGGATGGTTCTTTTGTGGCCTTTTCTGGAATGTTTACGGATGAAGCATCCGGCCTGTTCATTGCGGAAATTGGAGGGCCTTGCTGTTCTTCAGCATTGCGGTCAATTTCATAAGGATTACGGGAAAGTATTTGGGGCAAACCGCCGCCTTGGGTTACCTCTTTGGCTGGGGCTTCTGCTGCGCTTTCACGCACATCGTAATTAAATGGGGCAAATTCAGCGGCTGCTGGCGTGGAGTCAGTTGGAGCCGATGGGTAATTTCTTGCCAGTGTATTGGCGGCAGCGTTTACGGTAGATGCCGCTCTTGCTGCATTTGCAATATTACTTGCCTTTGAGGCGTTACTTGTTGTAGCTGCCGCTTCATCTGCGGCTTTTGCTGCGGCTGCGGCTTCATCTGCCGCTCTTGCAGCATTAGAGCCGGTTCTCGCACCAGCAGCGGCTTCATCTGCAACCCTTGCGGCGTTAGCTCCGCCCTGTACACCAGCAGTGCCTTCTTCTGCCGCTAATGCAGCCCTAGCACGAGCAGCATCCTGCGCGACCTTCCGGGCTGTTTGAGCTTCTTGCGTTAGTTCGTAAATACCGCCAGCGCCTCTGCCGGTAGCCATATTTACACCAGCATTTGCGTTAGCTCTTGCTGCCCAGTTAGTAGCTGCGTTTGCCTCTTGACCTGCGGCCATTTCATTCCGCGCTGTTACGGTAGCAGCTTCCAAGTTTCTTGCTCTTTTTGCCGCTGCCGCCGCCTCAACCGCACTCACTTCCGCTGGTGTTTCTATTAGCGCTGGCAATCCTTTTACTACTTTAGATCCATATCTTAATGCACCAAGTTCAGGGCCAGCTAAAGCATTTAAATTAGTGGAAAAATTATTTTGAAAATCTTTTGAAAAACCCATGTAATCAGCAGCCTTTTCAAAGATTGACCGAGTATCCGGAGCGTCCGGGGAACTACCTGCTGCAATGTTTGCTGGGCGCAAAGGAATACCAAAGCTGTCCACAACCATACCATTTACAACTCTTTCTCCGGGTGTTACGGCGGGTACAACAGGAGAGACTTTAGTGGCGGGCGAAGTTGCAGCATGGGCTGTGCTGCCCGGTGCTAAATTTGTAAAAACGTTGGCGAGATAGTTTTGGGTTTCATTTGGCAACTTATCAACAACCACTTTGTTGTCGTTGTTTGAAAGATGCTTATCCAAATTTCCCGGCCCCCAGTTGTATGCAGCGGCAGTCTTTGTGGGGTCTCCGTCGTATTTCTTCGATATCTGCGCCATTGTTTTAATTGACGCATCTATGTTTTTGTATGGATCCTTAAGATCGGAAACGCTATAGCCCATCCCCTTTCCGGTATTGGGCATCACCTGCCCAAGGCCAATTGCCCGATCGCCATATTTGGTGACAGGGCCAAGGCGACTTGGATCCCAATCGGGATTCTCTTGGTTGAAAATACCCAAAGCAAAATCTGGGTTTAAACCATATTGCTGAGCCTGCTGAGCTGCATATGATTTGTAAACAGCTTGTTGGATGTTTGCCGGGTCGTACTCGCTTGAGCCTCCGCCAGCATATCCCACGATGCCGCCATCGGCAAAGTTCATCTTTGTAGGTAGATTTGCAATGCCGGAGTTTTCCGGAAGGCTGTACATAACGCCACCTTTTGCTGCCTCTTGCGCCTGCTGAGCGATTGCAGTTTGCTGCGGCTGCATTTGAGCCTGCATCTGCGCCTGCATAGGCTGTTGTTGCGGGGTCGGAGCCAGCGTCATCAACGGTTGAGTAGGTGGCGCTGCCTGACCAATAGAGCGAGCGGTTTGTTGATTGACCGGGGGCATAGGCCCCTGCGGCTGAACCATCTTCTGCGCTTGATCTTTGATTTGATTGTCAACGTACTTCGCAGCGGAAAGAGAGATGGGATCATCCATATGCTCTTGAGCAAACTGCTGGCGCTGCTCCGGTGTCATCTTCACCAGTTGAGCAATCATTGCATCAACATTCATGGGTTGCCCCACCTTACTGATGCTCGGGAAAGGCATTGATCCGAGAGACATGTTTGTTCCTTATCCGATGGTGCTGGCAAGCAGATGCGGCAGTCCGCCCTTAACATTACCACCTTTTTTCAATCCAAACGCTTTTGCCGCCGCACCGATACCGGCAACCTGTCCCAATAGTGCGGGAGGAGCTTGGTACACCTGACTACCCAGCGTGGTTGTTGGAAGGCCACGAACAATGTTGGACATGAAGTTCAGCTTGTTGTAGGGATCATTTTGCTGAGCCAAGTAGTTCTGCTGGCTCACATTCATCATGTTTTGAGCCTGCTGCTGCTGCTGGGTTCCCAGTTGGTTTTGCAAGTTGATGTTGCTTACATTTTGGCCGTACAGGTTTTGCCCCGCCGAACCCAACGCTCCCAAAGCTTGTACACCCAACCCCGCACCAAACTGTGCAGATTGCTGTTGGCGGGCGAGATCTGCGTTGTATTGATTCTGCGCCTGCCCAAATGCAGTGTTGTAACCTTGGCCGACAAGGTTGCTCATTGCCAATTGATTGGCTTGGTTTTGCTGTGCATCTTGCACACCCATGCGGGATCCACCAAAAGCTCCGGCCTGTGTGGCCTGCGCATGTTGTTGCGCTCCTTGAATGCCTTGCTGTTCGCGGAGCAGTTGCATCTGCGGGGCAAGCGCAGTCTGCAAGTACGGATTCATGTACGACTGAGCCGCGCCGGGATCTGTAAATTTTTCGGTCGTTGGTGTAAACGATGTATTGGCAAGACCCTGCGCAGCCATCTGCGAGTAAGGGTTGTAACCAAGGTTACCAGTCTGTTGAAACGCTTGGTTTTGCAAACCGCTGAATTGGGCTACCTGATCACCACTCAAACCATGTTGCCGCGCCCAGTCGGAATAGCTTTGATATGGATTTTGGTTTACATCGGTAAGGGCTTGGGCGCGACCAAGCAACTGCTGCCCATAAGGGGCAACCTCCGGAGCAAAGCCTACCTGTGTTTGATAGACTGCGGTTGGATCATTCGCCATGACTGTTCCTTATGCGGGTAAGTGATTTCTTGCTTTTGCATCAAACGCAACTTTATTTTTACCTATTGTTTTTGCTCGATTTTTTTGTATTCTATCCATCATTGCATAAAGTTGTTTTGCGCCAGCGTCTGTTGATCCATTACCTAATTCCGACACAATTCGGGCGGGAACCACAAATTCCCCTTCTGCGAGTCGGGCAGGTTGATTACGGCCTATTACGGCTGGGATGGAATCCGAAACACCGTCGCCGGGGCCTTTCAAAAGGCGACCGCCATCGGAGTAAGAGCCAAGGTTATATCCACCATTGGCATAGGTCATAAGATGCTCTACGCCATGCATGGTTCCAACAACATTACGCAAAGATGTGCCTTTGCCACCTGCTGCCATGCGTTTAAATCCATGCAAATCTGCAAGTCCACCTTTTTTGGCCGCCCCATAGCCATTCGCATCTCTTGGATCAGGAGAACGGTCAGCTCCTTGAGATTCACGATCTGCATTTTGATCCGCAGTAGGTTGGTCTGGAGCGGAAACAGGAGCAGGCCCCATACTTACGCCTTCTCCCGGCGTTCTTCCAATTCCTTCCGCGCCAATACCAGAACCAAGATTTACACCTGCTCCGGGGGTTCTGCCAACACCTTCTCCAGCAGCGGCTCGCTGTGCGGGATCAAGACCCATAGGATTGGCTTCTTTGCCTATATCACTAAGACTTGGCGTGGGAACTACTGAAGGTGCTTGGTAGCCTGAATTTACCCGCCCTACGCTACTGGGCGGAGCTGTAAAAGCTTCGTACGCTTTCATAGCCAGTGCGCCCGGCATAACCAAAGAGCCAAGTGTTTCTAAAGTATTTCCAATCCAATCATTACGGTGTGCATACCCTTCCTCGCCAAGGTCTGCGCGAAGTTTGTCCATTTGCGCTTCTCTTTCTGCTCGGCCCTCCGGACTGTTACCGTAGCCACTATTGCCACCTTTATCGGCTTGTGCATTTGCTCCATTAGCTGGGCTAGCTGCTGGAGCGGAAAATGGCGTGGAAGGATCATGGTACGTCTTGTACGTGCCAGTTTGTTTGTCAAAATACACATCACCCTCTTTAAGCCCGGTCGGGGTTATGGAGCTTGTGTAATCCACAGGATTTAAATTTGCTTGTGTAAACGGGTTGTAATTTGTTTTACCGGTGAGGTAATCATAAGCAGATACGGAGTCGGGCGTTGGGCCTCCATCTGCATAACCTTTTGTTAATCCGCCATCTGCATAAAAATTAGTGAATTCATTTGCTTTGACTGGGGCTAAATCAATGTATCGTTTTGTGCGGGGGTCATATCGGGATTGACGGATGTATCCGGGCGCAGTAGCTGCGGTTGGAACTCCAACAGAAGGTTGATTCATAAGGAAAGGCAACCCAGCCGCCGCCAATGGCAACGCTCCAGTCAAATAGCTTCCATTGCCAAGTTGATTTTTAAGAAAATCCATTGGCGCATTTTTTGCAATAGATGCACCAGAGGATAGCTTGTCCCAGCTTGATGTACTTGCTACTTTATCCTCAACCGCTTGTTTGTATGCATCTCCTTCAAGCCCCTTTTCTCCGGCCTCTCTTGCGGCCTCTCTTGCGGCGGCACTAGATCCCGCGTCCATCAAGCCAGATGTCAAACTAGCTCCACCCCAAACTCCTAGTCCATCTTTCAATCCCTTGCTAAGATCACCCGTACCTAGAGCGCTTGCACCACCAGCAAGCATACCGGCGGTGATTGGATCCATACCAAAATAAGCTGCACCAGCACCAATCAGCGGCGCTGCAACTTTGTTTAAACTACCAAGCCCAATGTCATCCAAGAAGTTTGCCTCTGGCAAACCGGTGTGCGGGTTGGTAGTCAATGATCCACCGCGCTGTTGTGCAAGTTGCTGCATTTGAGCAACTTCATTGGGGGTCATGTGAACGAGCGTGGTGTCACCGTCCCGGCCTTGGGCGGCAATATGGCGTGCTAATTGGTGAAGGCTCATAGTATTTACGTAGGTTGGGCTGACACATATTGGGCTGTTACGGCGACCGACGGCGAAGCTGGGTGCGCTGGGCTTGTACCTGCTGCGTATGTTGCAAGTGTAGTGTTTCCACTGTCAGTAGTCCAGTATAGCTGGAGGTAGTCGTTGGTATTAAGGTCAAAAAATTCATTCCAGCCAAACACCGTGGCTCCGGGAGTTGAGCCATGTTTTCCATTGACGGTGGCTATGCCCGCAGAGTTAGGTACATCAACCCCATTTTGTTTGTACCAAATAGTGACATTATCGTCCGCCGTTCCGGGGTTGCTTAGCTGAATACTAAATTGAATGTTGTATATACCGGGGTATTGCGCTGTTATTTTGGAGTTACTAACTAATGAAGTTCCTTGGGAATAATCAGTAGCATTCAAAGTTATTAAGGTGACAGTATTTGCCGCAGCGGTTTGAGTTGTGCTGTCATGCCATGAACCATAAGGAAGACCAATAAATCTACCGCCCGTATCCTGCATGAGGGTGGTGTTCCAAGCGTCAATTTGATTGAAATACAAGCGCAGCACATTGGCAAATTTATTCATCTCTTCCGCGCTGTATTCAGCCGGGGCCTCCGGCAGGCGAGGGGCTACAAAACTTCTGTACCGGGTATTCATGCTCTGCGCCCATCAGGCTTTGTATCCACACGGGGTACACCAAGCTGCCACGCCACACCAAGGGTATCGGATGCAATCCGCATAGCTACTTCACGACCCCGCACACGGATATTGACCTGCTGTGTAAATTGCTGCGTGTCGTAATACGGGGTGGTGCTGGAGTAGGTCTGCGTACTTGTAACTGTTGGTGCGGTTACGTTGACCGTGTAAGCCGATCCGGGGTTTTTGCGGGGCCACAGAGTCATTGTTACCAATGGGTTTGCCACAGTAGATGAGTTAAACGTAACGTCTGGAATCATCCGCCATGCGTAGCCGTACTGATCTCCGTCGACAATATCCATGTCGGATGACTGTATAAACGCGCTGATTGGAGAGGCAGGGCTTGTGGTTCCGTCATCCACCCCGTTCTCGTGGTAAATCAATGTGCCGTCAGTTTTGTCCGAGGCATACCCCGCAGCCATAGGATACTGGCGCAGTGGGCTATAGCACCAAGCGGTACGCGCCATCGAACCATATGCCCATGACTGATCGAGGTAGTTATAGATAATGTAGCTGTCGATGGTGCTGGATGAGGCGGAGCAATAGAACCACCAGATCTCACTGAACCCTTCGTTTAAACCACCAAACACTTGGAAAGCCTGCGACAAGTTGATGTTCTCGTAGATGTACTTACGCAGGGCGCTTGGCAGGGTTTGGGCTGTACCGTTGTAGAAGTAAAACTTGTCAATCCCCATCCAAAAGATGGTGTTGTTTGCGACCACCACTGCATTAGGGCTGATGATGGAAATGTCCGCAGCCATTTGTTGGAAACCCCACACATACGGTGGCCCCAAGTACTGCTGTGAGTAAACCGCAGAATCTGTGAAAACCAAAATCTCTTGCCGGGTTTGGATAGCCGTGATGATGCTGGATCCGTAGCTCAGCCGGTAGTTACCAGCTTGATTGGATGAAGCGGGAATCCATGTGGTAATGTTTTCTTGGTCAGACCAAGATATGAGCATGGGGTCTTGTACGCCGTTGCCGTTGTTGTCGGTTCCGTAGGCAATCACAAAGCGAGATGAATTTGATACCAGTACCGTATTGGCAATAGTTGGGCATCCCGCATTACCTGATGTTGCGTTTAAGGTGGACGAGTTGACCGTCTGGCTTGCGCTTACCGTGTACGTACCAACCCCGCCAGTGCCTGTGCCTAGCGCCGTGATGGTGGTTCCGGCAGTGACTGGGTTGGTTGTGCCAGAGATTATTTGTCCGACCGCCAGCGTTCCAGAGCCAGCCACACTGACTGTAAGTGTTGTACCTGAAATTGCGCCTGTAAACGAAAAGCTCGATGGGTCTGTTAGCCAATACTGCGTGCCGTCTTGGGTGCTGTAGTTGGTTGCGCTGAGGGGCTGCGCACGGTATGTCCCGTTAGCAGAGTAAACCCAGTAATACAGGTTGCTACCCCGTGCGTTAAACACCAAGTTTTGGCCGTAGTTGCTTTGACTCCAAAGACGGATTTGGTAAGCAAACGTCAAACTTGCAGAGGATGACTGACCCCATGAGGTGGTGGACACGCCGGTCATTGCTACCGACCCTACGGTCTGCGATTGGTTAACGGTATAGGTTCCCGCTCCACCCGAGCCTGAACCCAGCGCAGTGACAACCGTTCCGGAAGTTACACCAACACCTGATATGGCTTGACCGACAGCAATAGTGCCGGAAGCTACCGCAGAGACGGTAAGCGTTGTTCCGCTGATAGAACCTGTAAAGCTGGAATAGATTGCTTGGCCCGCCGTTTGTCCGCTCCATCCACCCGCACCCCATCCAGTGCCGTAGTTGTATATAGCACCGCCGGTTACGATCTGGTACGCACCGACAACCGACCCACCGCCGCTACCCGAGTCGCTGGAGTTGGCTGCAACGGAAGCCTGAATGGTGTATTGGTTGGAGTTCTTTACGCTGGTTATTTTGAACTCGGCGTTGAGGACGCTGGCGGTAATGGTTCCACCCAAGCTGGTTGCCCCGCTGAAGGTCACAAAATCATTGAGTGTTGCAAAGTTAGGGTTAACCGTGGTGACGGTGATTGTCTTGGAGCCGTTGGATGCAGCAAAGGTTGTTCCGCCGTATGCGCTGGTAGTGCGCAGTGGGGTGATGTCGGTAAAGTTTCCACCGTTGCCGGACTGGATGAGGTACTTGAGGTTTGTGCCAACTGAAAGGTAGTTGGCTCCGTTTAAAGCAGACCAATCAAATAGCGCAGTGGCAATCCCCCAGAAGTTGCCCGCAGTGGGCTTTAACGTAGCAGCAGTTGTTCCGGTGTCAAGCACCCAACCACCCAGCTTTTCAGGGTAGCCAGAGCGGAAACGGACGTTGTTGCACGAATACCAGCCACCCTTACCCGCAAGAGTAGTTACTTCCTTGTTGATACCGGGTTTAAACTGGAACTTAACGAGTGGCATATCAGGCTAACATTGATTCGGCAACATCTTGTACTTTGTCTACACGGGCCAACCACCCCTTAAGAAACTTTTGCTGCGATGGATTGGTCGTGGCAAGGCCATTGTAGAAGCCTTGCTTCTGGTCTGCAAAACTATTTAGCAACTTTTGCGGGTCAGCCTTGGCGACCAAACCCAGCGTACCGGAGCCAATCACCCCATCATCCACCGCGCCGATAGAACGTTGCAAAAATTTGGCAGCACGGGCAACACCAGCATTCACTGCAAAGTCAAATATAGCGTAGTCCACACCGGCGGGCAAGTCATCACCCTTCACTTTATCCCAATACATTTGCTTATAGAATGGCTTGACTACGTCTTTTGTCAGGGCTTTCATTTCGCCCGACACAACCGGCTTACCAGTGTAAGCAGCCCAAGCACCTGCGGTCACGCCAAGGTTTGTCTCACCGCCAGCGTCGTCTTTGTCCCAAACGTATCCGCCCTCGGACTGCAAGACTTTGGCAAAACAATCATCAAAGTTTTCTTTCATTTTGCTGGCTCCGCTTGAGCAAGTAGTTCGGTCTTGGCTTGGCTACCGGCGCTGGAACCAAAATAGAAGGAGATGATGCCTGTCCATGCAGTACCCAGCGAACCAAGCATGATGTCAATCTGTGGTGCGTGTTGAATTTGACCGTACATCAACCCGGCAAGAATGCCAAAAAACCCCAGTGTTACACCCAGTGCCATGACGGGGGGAATCCAAGACTTGGTGGCAATCTGCATATCGCGTGCAGACTTCTTGTCCTCCGCGCCCAACTTAGCGAAGTCAAGGTTCATTGACTGGGCTTGCTTCTTCAACTCCAACTCTGCAAGCTGGATGGATGCCACCTGCTCGGCGGTCAGCTTGTTGCTGCTGATGATGCCCTGCACCTCGTCCGGTTCGCAGCCAATAGCCTTGGCAACAGCAGATACAGCCATTCCAGCCAGCGGGCCACCAAGCGCCGTGGCAATAGTAGGGGCAACAGTTTTAAGCCAATCCATCATGCTCTCCATTTCAAAAACAAGGTTGTTAAAAAGTAGCTCAGGCCAATGGATGCGACAAAAAGGAAAACCCAAAACAACGTGCTGAGGGCTTCCATTATCTGCTGGCGTTTCTTTTCCTTCGCCAATGCTGCATCCATTTCAGCCCGTTTGCGCTTCTGGATGATGTTGTTGCGCTCCTGTAGAACACCTTCCCATACATCCGCATTGCCTGACCATATCAGCATGTTCTTCAAGTCGGTCTCGGCGGTAGCCAACTGCTTGGCTTGCATCACCGTTTCCAATGCCTGCGCGGTGTCGCTCTTGAACTTCTTGGGGTTGTTCGCCGCCTGCTGAACAACGTCCTTGGCCTCAAAGAATTTGCCCAAGTCCGCCGCAATGCCTTGGACATCCTTGCCCAGCTTGATAGCGGCTTGGATTCCCTTTACCGCTGCCTGAGCGGCTGCAAAAGCGGTAATAGGGTCAAGCATATTCAATTAGGCGGAAACGCCTTTAATGATTGAAAAATTTATAACAACTGCTTCCGATAACGAGCCTGCGCTGATATTACGAAGCGTAATTAAAAATGAGCCTGCCGCTATTCCATCGACCCATGCTTGATAGGTAGAACCTGTAGCAAACCCACCAGACAGATTGACGATTATCGTATCGGTCGCTGCTATGAGTGAATTATTTACTTGAAATCGAACGTTGGTAGTTGCAGCTAACGCCGCATTGTTCATCGTAATTTGACCTGTTGAAGTGTTTAGCGTTACTGCTGTTGACTTGTTTGTTAACTGAGTAACAGCACCACCGACACCAGTTGAATAACCCAATGTAGAAGAAGCCACAGAAATTAAAATGCTGCCGCTTGAAGTAAGCGTCTTATTGGTCAGCGTCTGCGTATCAGTTGTACCGACGCCTGCACCAGCTACGTTGTCTACACCGCCGTTGGGGTATGTGACCCCGGTGCTTCCGCTAATTGTGGTTGCCATAGTTATCCTTTAGGCCCATGAGCCAATATTGGTGGCGCTGCCAGATGCGCCAATTGGGTAAATTTTCATGTAGCTATTGGTAGCAGTGGTATACGCACCGCCGGGGGCTACAGACAGGGTGTATTGCGGGATGAACGTGCCACCAGTATTAATGGAAACCATACCTGCGCAAAAAATGCTGTTGTACAAAGTTGCACTTGCATTTGTGGTTAGCGTAGTTGCACTTGCGGTTTGAATAAAACCATTTGACCCATTACCTGAAGTGAATTGCACAAATGATGTGGCGCTGTTATTAAGCAAAATATCATAAGCAATGTTAGTCACTGTTGCAGTTCCGCCAAACCCAATTTGGAATGCATGAGAAGTTGCGCCAGCAGTTTTTGAGAAAGCTGCAACCATTTCAAATGCGTACACCGTACTAGCAGCAAGCGTCACGCCTACACCCAAAATGCTTTGAGCAGTGGTGACATTAGCCCCAACAAGGTCAGCATTCAAACGGTACAACTGCATTCCATTGGTCAGCACTCCCGGCACGGTCTGTGTAGGCCACCATGTAGTCCCCGTTGCGCGATAAACGTAAGACACCGCAGTTTTGGCTGGGAGCAGTGTCACGGCATTGTTGATGTTTGCGCCACTACCATTTAACGTAAGCGCCGTAATCTGCTGGCTGCTGCTAAACGTGATGGTCATGCCGTCCACCGGCGCGGTGGGAAACCGAATAGTTCCCGTTGCCAGCGTACCGGCAGGGTTCATCACCAGAACAGTGCCTGTTGAGGCCGGACTGAAGGTGTAGTCAAAGCCCGTGGCAAAGGCTTGATAGTCGTAGGACTGAAGCAGCCCATTGGTTCCTGATAGTACAGCGGTCATGGTTTACACCTTCGGGTATTTGGCTTTGACTGCCAAGCAGTCGGTAATGTACTTGTCAATCTGCGCTTGGTCACCCTTTACAACACCATCAAGGTAGTCGGTCATGGGCGGATACTCATTAGCGCGTTTTTGCGCGTAGGTTAGTTCTACTTTAGGGCGAAGCGACTCAGCTTCTTCATCAGTAATTTGAACGCAGCCTGCGGGCAGATAGAATTCATACTCGGTGGAATCCAACCAGTGCAGTTTGTTTTCAGTGTCTTTGTAGTATTGCATTTTGTTTACCTCAACTCATTCCAAGCTGACAAAGTGGCATTAGTTGCTGCTGCGGAATAACTTGCGCCTGCTGGCACGATAGCTGTGTTGTACGCCTTGTTTGTGCTATTTCCTACGTTACCTGCCAATGTAAGCCCAGCGATCGTTAACTGAACATTGTTCACCGCATCCCCCATTGTGCAACTTACATGAATACTTATCGGCTTTCCCGTTGTGTTGTAGTAAGTTGTACCAAGCGCCCGTGAACCCGTTACGGCTTGCCAAGTCTGCCCATACCCAAGCGAACTCATGGCGTTTAAAGCCTGACCGCCTTGGCCTTGGATGGTTGATGGCGCAGTGGCCCATGTGCCAGCGGTTGCTTGGGTGGACTCAATATATCCAATCACACGATATGCAAGCGATGTGCGGGCTGTAGTCGAGTAGATTACGTTTGCGCTATCCGCCGCGCCTGCGCCCCCTTCGGCAGTCGTGCTGATAAGGTTGGTTTCATCAAGTTGATTGCCACCACTGATATTGACCGCCGCCAATTCCAATGTACCGGCATTGTTCATCGCAATCACAACGATGCGAGACTGCGTAGCCGATACAGTTCCAAGGGTTGAACCGCTTGAGATGACCAAGTTGGCGGGGGTTCCAGTGACCGTTGTGACTGTGCCACTTCCCAACGTAGTAGAGCGAAAATCAAGCGAAAGAGCAGATGCAGAAATGGTCAACGCACTTGCCGCAACCGAAGCAGAGATTGGCTGGATTTGTGGCCCTAGGCTTAAAGTTCCTGTGGCTGTAGGTAGTGTTAACGTGTAGCTGCTGGCGCTGTTGGGCGAAGCGATGGTGAATACACCAGCCCCGCTTGCATTGCCTTGGATTGCGACTGAACTCATGGGTTCTCCTTAAACGATAGACCAGACAGAGCCGCTCGGCACGGTCACGATGGTGCTGGATGTCACTGTACCGCTTACGGTTCCTGTAGATGCGGGGCTGATTGTGTAAACACCTGCTCCACCAGATACACCGCTTACAAATGCAGTGATAACTGTACCGGCTGTGATGTTTGTCCCCGATATGGTTTGACCGACAAGAATGGTTCCAGTCACCGACGATGTGGTCAAGGACGCGCTAACCCCGGAGGTTGCGCCTGTAAACGACGCTCCGCTTGCCACAGTGACGGGGCCAAATGTGCCTGCGTTGCTACCGCTGGTAATACTGTAGCTTGCGTTGATAGTTTGGCCGTTTTGCCAAAACACTTGGTCGGTTGCTCCGCCTGTAGCGCCGCCGCCAACGGAGGCCCATGTTGGGGAAGAGCCGCTGTAGCCCTCAAATAAATTGGTTGTGGTGTTGTACCGCAGCATGCCCGTGATGGGGCTGGCCGGTTGCTGAGCGGTGGTTCCCTTGCTAATTGCCAGCGCACCTGTGGAGGAGAACGTTGAATCTGCGGTAGCTGTAATGCTGGTGAATACGCCCGGGCCGGAGCTATTAGCAATCTTGACGTAGTCCGAGCCATTCCAAGCAATAAGCGCACGCTCACCGTTTACCAATGAAACCCCGGTGGTTGCAGAGCCTTTGACCGTTAGCGCATAGCCGCCGGTCGTGGAGTTGTTAATGACGTACCACTTGCTGCTGCTTGGAACAATTAAGTTACGCGCCCCGGTCATTGCTCCGCTGACGTTCAAGATAGCGTACTGCGCGGTGGATGAACCAATGTTTGTGCCGGAGCTAGAACCCTGCGTGTTGGTGAGGGTAACGTCAGCCGTGGTGACGGTGACGGCCAAACCGCCCGCGATGGCGATGTCCAAGTAGGCTGTGATGCCATTGTTTACATCATCACCCCAAGTCCCCGACTCCGTTCCGGTTACCGGCTGCGCAAGCGCAAGGTTGGTTGTGTAATTGATCGTCATGTAATCATTCTCCAAGAGAGGGACTCTTCATCCCAGTCGTACATATTGTCGTCCACAGGCCGCGCCACGGGCGCTTGCCACAAGCAGGTGTCCTCATCCAATACCCAGCTATTGTAGGGCTTTGGCGGTATAAACGCATCCCTTTGGGAATCATAGGTAAACCCTACCCCAGCGTAGTTTTTGCGGATTTTATTGTTGTAGGAAGTCTGTTTCCAAAAAGGATAGCCACCACTCCATTGAACCAAAAACGCAACGCCTTTGGCTTCCATTTCAACGCCGTTGACCAATAGCTCGTTGTTATGCACGCAATGCACTTCCAGCACTACGTTGTTCTCATCAAGTTTTGCAAAGTGCGCCATGATTAGAAGGTGATTGTGCCGTTGCCGGTAAATGCGTAATAACGGTAAGTAGCGTCAGTCGTGACCGTTGGAGTTCCTGTTGTAGATGCGGCTGTTACCGAAATAGGAACTCGAATTATTGCAACCCCAGAGCCGCCTGCGCGAGCAGATGTAGTTGCGCCACCACCGCCACCACCCCCGCCACCTGTGTTTACAGTTCCAGCAGAACCGGCTACCGCGCCACCATAAGACGCAGTTCCAGCGCCACCGTCACCTCGTCCGCTACCGCCACCCGCGTATTGCGTAGATGTCCCTGACATGGACGAAGTAATCCCGATTCCGCCGCTGCCACCGGTAGTTCCAGAATAGCTGCCACCTACAGCACCTGCTCCAGCGCCGCCGCCTGAAGCAGCAAATACGCCAGGGTTGTGTGCGCCCGTGCCTCCAGCAAAAGTACCTGTGCCACCGGCGTAAGTACGAGTAGCACCAGAAACGGCATTAACATTCCAACCGCCACCGCCACCATTTGCTCCATTTCCGCCTACAGCACCTCCATCTGTTGTAGATTTAGTACCGCCGCCACCACCTCCTGCAATCGTAATTCCAGACAAAGAACCACCGGTAATAGATGACGTGCCGCCTTGATTTCCTACAGTCCCCTCCGTAGTTGGAGATGTGCCGCCTGCGCCTACGGTTACGGTATACGTTACACCCGTAACAAAATTTACTCCAGTTGCCGTTAAGTATCCACCGCCACCACCACCCGCAGCGCGTGAACCTGTATTCCCGTTGTCACCGCCGCCGCCACCGCCACCGCCACCGCCAACTATTAAATAGTCGAATAACGCCAAAGCATTGGGCCAAGCGTTTGCTTGTTTTGCTTGTAAAACTTCAGTTTGGTTCCAAATTCCAACGGCAGCAGAGCTACTTGTGGTAGCTGCTGTGGCAGAGCGAATAGAACCTTTAAATCTATTCATTAGCTAATAGCCTCATAGGCGGCAACCATTTCGATTGCATTGGTCGTTCCTGATGTCACTACGATGGACTGCGACTCGCCAACGTAAATCATGGTACTTTTATCGACAATATTTAAAACGGCGTTTGCGGGTACAGTAATTTGATAAGCAAGTCGATATGCCGTTCCACCACCGCCTGTTGCGCTGTTAATAGAAACCGTAATGGTTGCCGCACTTGTTGTGACGTTAGTTGCCATCATGGTGTCAATCTTGTTGACGGTTCCTGTTGCGGGGGTCAACGCAGTCCATGTGGTAGCAGTCGTGGTGGTCGGCACAAGATAGGTGGTCGCTCCAAGAATGGAGGACACGTTGACCATATTCGGGTTTGCCATAGGGGTTCCTTATATCGCAAAGACCATGTTCATTACAAGCGCCCTGCCGTTGGTGGTTGCGCGGGCTGCGGGGTAGGTCAAAAATACTGTGACGGTCGCCCCAAATGTGCTGACTGCGGCGTTGCTGTTGCTGGATGAAATGATCGTTGTACGGGTTAACGTCGGGCCGGAGGTGGCGTATGTGCCAATTCCCACTTCCCAGTTGGTTCCGTCCGTGGCGGAGTAGTAGGTGGTGTTGGTATCACCGACAACAGCAAAGCTTTGATAGCCAGTAGAGGTCGTACCTAACGTAAAGCTGACAGTCGTGTTGGCTGTCGCTGCTACCTGTACGCGGTCGGCTAAAACAAGTGCCATTTATAAACCTATGTTGTTTCGACCAATTCCCAGTCGGTCGTCTGGTTATTTCCAATTGTATTCCACAAAGATGTCTGTGTTACGTCAACAGTATTCCATCCCGTGGCTTGGGAAACATTTACAGCAGACCACGTAACGGTCTGGTCGTCTGCCACATTTTGCCACACTACCGTTTGGCTGTCATCTATTTGCTGCCATGAAATCGGTATGGTAATTCCAACCGCGCCCGAAGCAGAAACCCCGGACAGTGCAAAAGTTTTGTTGACCGAGCTTATTGAGCCAACTTGACCATTTCCAATTACTGGCTGAAGCAATAACGGAGGGATAAGACCGGAAATTAAACCTGTTGCACTAACACCAGACAGATCAACTATGGCATTTCGTACTATGGTTCCAACATCGCCTGTTGCCGATACGCCTGTGATTGCAAGTGTTGTGCTTTCGGATTCAGTACCGGTAAGTCCAGAAGCAGACACACCGGTCAAAGCAATTACAAAACCTTGCGTTACTGTGCCAACAGAACCCGCAGCAGATACGCCGCTAAGAGTCGCAACAATATTTGCTGTTGTAACTCCAGTAAGCCCTGCGGCAATTACCCCTGTTAAAGCTATGGATGTGCTGTAGGTAACAGAACCTACGGAGCCAGCGGCAGAGTTTCCAGTAAGCGCATACGATTTAAGTGGGGTTACCGTGCCTACAAAACCAGAAGCCTGCACCCCTGTTAGAGCCAGTGTGTCTGTTGGGGATTCCGTTCCCGTTGCGCCTGTAGCAAATACACCGCTTAGCGCAATGGTTACACTAGGTGCTACCGTGCCGATATTACCGGTGGCTTGAACACCGCTTATGGCAAGTGATGAGTTATAGGTTACTGAGCCTACAAACCCTGTTGCAGATACCCCGGAAAGAGAAAGCGCTCTGCTGGTAGTAACCGTTCCAACCAATCCTGCTGCGGCTACTCCAGTGAGTGCAAATGTATCTACCGGAGATTCAGTTCCTGTAGCTCCGTTTGCTTGAACGCCGGTAAGTGCAAAAGTTTTGTTAGTGGCTACTGAGCCAACCGAACCTGTAGCAAATACGCCAGACAGGTTGACAGATATGCTGGCAGACAGGGAGTTGGCAAAACCTCCCCAACCATAAACACCCCACCCGCCAGCGCCCCACCCAAAACCTACAGAACCGTTGGCAGTAACGCCAGTAAGTGCAACAAATACTGGCGCACCAACCGAGTTAACCGCTCCTGTAGATTGAACTCCTGTAAGAGCTACATTAGAAGTCGAAGTTGTTGTTACGGTTCCAACAGAACCTGTGGATTGGACACCAGACAACCCGCCCGCAGCCGTGGCTCCAAACGGCGCAGCGGAAAACGGGTTTATACCAAACATGGTCTACACGGCGTATAGCCGCGCCCCGCTATTAGGTTGTAGCCAAACGCAGCAGTGCAGTCGTTGTGGTATTAGACGGCATTGTCAACGTCAAAGTTCCAGCAGTGATGGTCTGCGAAGAGAACGTGTGAACGCTAACGGCTTTGTTGCTCTGGGTGGAGTTGTAAATCAACACCGTATCAAAAGCCGTAGAAAGCGTAACAGTCGTGTAAACCAAACTTGCAGAAGGAGTCCAATAACCAACACCAGCCGTTGTTGAGGAGTTGGTAGATGATGGAGCTGTTGCATTGGTAACCGTAATACCACCAGCCGTGTAGTTGGTTCCACTGACTTCGCCGGTTGTTGTATATACCGTAGTGCTGGCGTTAATAGTTGCAGAAGCAAGATACAGGGCCGCTTTGAACGTGTCTGCCGTAGTGGCTGCGCGAATAGGGGCAACGCCAAAATTGTGCGTGCCGGTTAATAGTTCCCCAAGGAACGAAGTACACATTGATTGTTGGTTTGCCACGATATTTCCTTAGAAGGTTGCAGTTTCGCCGCCAGCAAAGCTGGGCATTTGTTTCAAAGTCACATGAGCGGAACGATGAACCAGCTCACCGTTAAACCAATATTCATCCCACACAGTCAACTCGTTCTCGTTGTCAATCGTGCCGGTGCGATGCTCCAAAAAGGAATCATCCATCTCACCTTGGGTGGTGTTGATAAGGGCCATTACGCGCTCCTGATAAGTGCAGTTGAGTAGGTGTTTGCGGGCATCGTAACGGTAAATGTCCCATTGCAAGTCTTATCAGACCCAAAGTCAATCACTGCAACCGATGCATTGCTTGCGCTGGCATTATAGATGAGCGCACACCTTGTTGTAAACGCTGCTGGAGTCCAAACCACGTTGCTGAAGTTGACATAGGCCACGCTATTGGTTGTGTCAAAGTTGACCGTTACGCCAGTAAGAAGCTGGCCCCCGGCGGTGTACCCTGTCCCTGTAACCTCTGCGGTGGTTGTGTACGCAGTTGTGGATTGGTTTAAATCAGCATTGCCGGTGTACAACGCCATGTAAAAGGAGTTGGTAAGGAAGTTGTGTACACCCTCAAATAGCTGGTACTTGAAGCTGGTGGTTTGGCCTTGAAGAATGGACACGTTAGGTCACCTTCTGACGATACTGACCAGAACGATATGCGTCCTGACGCTCCAGACCGTCACCCAGACGTTTGGCTTGTGCAAGGGCTTCCATGTACTGCTTGGTGTACTGCGCCAGCAAATCAGGCTCACCCTTCATAAATGTGTATGCCTCAACCAACGCACCGTACAGCAGGGTGGTATCAAAGTTGTCGCCCAGCCAAGTCCGACCGGTGCTGTTGTTGATGGTGTTCACCGTTACGGCAAAACCGGAGCCTGTACCGCCCAAAGACGCAACAGACAGCACGTCGTTTACAGCGTATCCGCTACCAAAAGCACCAAGGGTTACCGATGACACAGCGCCGCTTGACACCACAATTTGTGCAGTTGCTCCAGAGCCAGTTCCGCCAGTCAGCGCTACGTTGTAATAGGTTCCGTTTACATACCCACTGCCTGCTGTAAACGTGGTGTTGTACAGGCTGCTTATCTGTCCTTGGATGATGGACGGCGGGTAGAAGAAGTAATGCAACTCTACGGTGTAAGCGGTGTCGGGTGTCGGGCCAACCAAAAACGAAAGTTCATTGGGGTTGGAGTACTGCGGGCCAAAGATGGCGTAGCACTTGGGCTGGCCGGTCGCGGCAGGATATGGGTACGCCTCGCGGATGTAATTAACATCCTTGTTTAGAAGATAGTTGTACCCGCCGCTGGAATCAATCACTGCCATCGAGTAGGTGGACAGGTAGTCATTCGGGGCGGACAGGTACGGGTTGGATGCGGTGACCGCTCCAGTGACATTCTTACGCAGTGACGGGAACTGAATCTCGTTGTAGATGCGTAGCTCAGCCTGCTCAATGAACGTGTTTACATCTGTGCTGGAGAACGTGTTCTCCGTGTAATCTTGTATCGTTGAGACAAGCTCGCCGTAGTTCATGCCATCGGCCCCCGAGCCATCACGCCTTTAGTTGCCGCGCCAGTTCCACGGATTTTGATTCCGGTGGTTTCCACATCATCATTGATACCAATGCTCATACCGTTAGGTACAGGGTCTTCCAAGCTGACTTGGTCGGCCACCTTCTTGGTCATGTATTCCTTACGGGGAATTTGACCGTCAACAGCTTTACCTTTGGAATTGTGCGGTGCAGCATAAACGGACGCTGGCCCGTTCTCTTTGCCCATGCTTTTGGAACTGAATTTAGCCATTATTTGCTCCGCTGGTTGGCAACACGCGCCATGTTACGGCCCATAGCTTTCATAGCCGCACCGGTGACTCCGCCTTTTTTCAGCGTAATCTTTGTACCTTTGCCGCCTTTATGCTCTTGCTTGTCATGCTCTTTGAAAGCCTTTTTGATCATTGCAACGTCCTGCTTTTTGTCTTCAGCGGCTTCGCGCTTTTGTTCGGCTTTGGACTCGCCCATTTCTTTCTTTGCCATATAAACTCCTATGATGTAGTCACCGTGACTGTACCCAGACTTGCTGTAGTTTGCAAATAATTGGGCGTTAGTTTGCTATCAAAACTGCTGGCCCCGCCAATTGGCCCCCAGCCCCATTGTATATCCCGTGAACCTCCTGCGGGGTATCCCAATGTATCAAGTCCGGATGTGTAGTAACTACGGTCTGGCCTTGGATTCCTCACGCCTTGCGGGTCATCAACGGGATACATGCCCAACTGCAACTGAGGCTGATCCGGATCCCAGCATTGATCACAAACCAGCAACTCATAGTTTTTGGTTTTGATGACCTCTCGCTTTAGCTCCGTCAGTTTAAATCGAAATCCGCAGCGGTCACACTCTGCAATGGAATTCTTGCCGGAAGAAAACCGATTGCCCATTAGTAGCTCCTGCCGATGAACTGCTGGCGCGGAACAAACCGTACAGCAGCCTTCTCTCTATCCTCATCTGATGCTAATTGCCAAGCTTCGTCGTATTGCTCTTTGAGAATTGGCAGGCGCTGTGCGCCTTCGGGAACTTTCAATGCCAAGTAATACGCCAACCCTGCAATCATTGCGGGGTAAAAGCGGAACGGAACATCTGCCACGTTTACACCGGTTCCAGCATCTTGCGATCGGCGCAGTCTCCAATATGCAAATACATATTGCTGAGATCCATCGGGAATAGGCCATACCGTTACCGCCGGTAGCCGCTGAACGGTAACCGCTGCACCTACGCTGTGAGTGGATGCGGTGGTGTTATTTTGTCCCCGGGCGCAGGTGTTAAGGGTGTTGCCGCTGATGTATTGATAAAAGATTGTTTCACTATCAATAAGCACAAACCCCGAAGCGGCCAAACCAACAGTCGAGCTAAGGGTGATGGTTGTATCTGTAGCAGCTACCGCAGATGCTACCGTGTAGCCTGTAGGCGAATTTTGCGCATCTTGGCGCTGTACCCACACCTGTATGGGTCGAGCCTGTTGTAGCTTATTGGGAAGGGTTGCGTAGGTGGATACGCTGATGCGGGTAATTGTTAGGTCAGCCTGACCTGTAGTGCTGTTAGCCTGCGTGCGAATTACATGCTCAAGCAGATCCACGGTGTCGGATGGCAGAGCATATGTAGATTGACCTTGCGCAAGGGTGATTGTGCCTTGGTCAATTGTCCACATGTTTACACCACGGTTTGCCCAATCTGCAAACAGGATGTTTAAAGATCTGCGGGCTGTGCGTAGGTCATAGCCTGAACGGAGTTCACTTCCGGCGCGTTCATATGCCTCCTCAACAATCTCCGTAAGATCGGGATTGAATGTGGTTACACCGGAGGTGGTTAAGGTTGCCATTATTTTTTAAGGCTTTTTAGGGTCTGAGCCAGACGTGCGCGTTGCCCCATCTTACCCGGAGCCTGCGCAGCTTTAGCAAGTTTTTTAGCGGGGATGGGCTGGTCGCCTTTTACGCCCAGAGATGCACGTAATGCGCCGGGTTTTTTAATCGCCTTTTGAATCCATTTTTCAGCCATTATCTGTACCTCGCGGTTTTACTTGCAATGCTTTTGGGTTGGGCTACAAATTGTTTACCTGCCGCTTTACCTGCGCGTTTGGCTTTGGTGGTTGCAGCATACTCGGCAGGGGACAAAAACTTTATGGCAGCTTCAGGGAGGTATCGCTCACCTGTTTTTGACGATGGCTTTCCCGACTTAGTGCGCCATTTTTGGTCACCCCAAGCTTTTAGGGATTGCTGCGGTGCTTTCACTTTTCCGCATCCTCTTTGTCGAGCAATTCAGCATCAATTTCTTCGTCTGTCATTGCGTCGCAAGTACACTGTCCTGCTTCTTCAAGCAGGCAATCTTTGGTGTGTTCAATCACGATAGCCTCCTCCAGCAGCCTTGTACTTCTTAGCTACAAGCTGTGCTTTACGCGCTGACCACTGTCCCGCTCCTGTTCCTTGCGTTGCCTCAGCTTTTACCTGAGCCACAATTCGCTTACGCAAACTGGGCTTGGTGTAGTTTCCCGCAGCATTTACTTTACCGCCTTCAGCATATTGCGTGAAGTCAGTATCGTCGCGGCGTTTTTTCTTAACGCCACCCGGCATTTTGCTGGGGGAAATATCCCCCATGCCACGGCTCGCCATCATGGCTTAGCAAATCTTGCCGACTGTTTTTCCGCGTGCAGCAATACCATCGGCGCGGGCGGAAGCAGAGCCACCAGCAGCCATTTTTTTGGTTTTGCCACCACGCTTCATGCCCGGGGGAGGCATACCTCCGGGAGGAGGCATAGCGCCGGGAGGCATTGCGGGAGCGGCCATACCCGGAGGCATTGGGCGACGGGGGCCAGCCATTTTGGCTGCAAGCATTGCTGCTACACGGGGATCTACGCGGGGCATATTGACTCCTTATTTAACTTTGCCGCCACCGCACATGGTTTTGACATGCTCGTGGTGGAGTTTGTGACCAGCAGAGTGAGCCTTGTAATGCTCATGGTGCTGCTTGTGTCCATCGCCACCGTGGTGGTGTTCGATATGCTCTGGATGGATACGATGCGAAGGAGATTCTTCCTTCATAAGGGGAGGGTGATCCATTTTCATAATAGCTCCTTATTTAACCTTACCGCCACGACGCACACCGGTAGTGCTACCGGGCATCTTCTCTTCCAGAGCGCGAGTATGACCGCTCTTTTGAATTCCGTGTTCACCATGCGAACGCTTGACGTTAGAGCCTTTTTCAACGTCCGAAGACATTGATTTTGGCCCCATAGTTTCACCGCCACCAGCCATCTTCATATGCTTGGCTGCTTCTTTCATATGGTGTGCAGCCAAGTGATGGTGGATAGTGTCTCCACCTTTTGCCATTTTCTTCATCATATCGTTTCCTTTTGAAAAAGTACGGCCCTTGTCTGCCGCGTTAAAGTCTTTGCCCACCGATTGCGGGACTCCTACTTTCTTAGCAAACGATGGCGAATGGGCTATCGCAGCCATGAAATTGTGTTGTTTAGCGCTACTGCTTGGCATCAGGCTGTCCTTTGCCCTTTAAGTAGCTCATCAATTTTTGCTTCCAGCTTGTTAAAGCGTTGGTCAATGTGGTCAGTAATTCGTTGAACTTCTGCATTAGTAGTGTAATCACGGGCAATTTCCTCACGGGTTTTATTAAGCAACAAGTTAATCCGGGTCAGCTCATTAAGTTTTTCTTTGAGCAAAAACCCAATTACTGCTGTTGCCATTGTAAGGCCGGAAGACCATAAAAGATGTACATTTTCCATGTCAGCAGTTCCACGCTTTCAGCGATTTATTGATACGGGAATTTGGATCTTTCGCCGTCTTCTCGCTGGTAAGCTTCTTCTTCATACCACTCATCCTTGCGCAAAAGGAGTCGCGCCTGCTTCCGCCTTCCGGCTGGGGAGGCTTCAAATTCATCCCTTGTTTTTTGGCTGACGCGCGCCCCTTGGCGTTTAAGCCACCCTCGGGGTTTTTGCCTTCCTTGCGAGTCCATGCTGGAGACTTAGCCATAAAACACCGTAATTCCTGTCACTGAACCCGCACTTAGCGTGAGATACAACCCTGTAGAAGCTACGATGCCTTCACCAGGAACATAAACAGAAAAAGTATTGGGCGTTCCAAGGCTTGCAATATCCATTGTGTACAAAACGGCCCCTGTAGAACTGCCGTCTCTTATTTCAAATGTTGCTGCTGTGCTTGCTTTGGGGCTAACAATAAACCCACGTAATCTTGTGCGCCCAGCATAATAAGAACCTGCTGCACTTAGATGGGCTGACTTGACATCGGTCTGCATCATAATGATTGCTCCTTAAAAGAGGGGGCCGAAGCCCCCGTTCAATCAGTCGAAGTTACCGTAGGGGTAAGTCGTAGTAGAACCGATGTTATTGTCCGGCTGGGTATAGCGCAGAGTGAAGTTGAACTTGCCGCCAGTCGGGGCCGCCACAGAAGTGCCGGTGATTGACAGTGTAAACACTACTTGTGACACAGCAGGTTGATTTCCGCCAATTACAACGTCAGTTGTAGTAGCCAGCATGTTAATCAAGTTAGTTGCAGTGTAGCTGGTGGTTTTACGGCCAGCAGTACCAACAGTCGTGGTTCCCAACTGCGTAGATGCATACACAGGAGTTCCACCAGCAGCAGTGGTTGCGTTAGAAACAAACACGCTCACGTCGGACAGAGTTGCTCCGCTCTCGCCGGTAATTGCGCTCAAATAGTCAATGGTGACATCTTGAATTGTGGAGCCAACGGGCAGATAAAAAATTACGCCGCGATAAACCTGTGTGCTAACGTCCGTGGGAGGAGTTGTAGTAGTTGCAGGATAGCTTGTCGAAGGGGTATACAGTTGTCCTGCTACGTTAGGGATACCGTTGGCAAAAACATACTGCCCCGAACCGCCGGAATAACCGTTAGTTCCCAAAGTGGTATTGGAAAGATCAATGTAAGCGTCTTGAACAAGCCCAGCGTAACCTACGTTACGAAGTGCGCCAAAACGTTGGTCGCCCGCAAGTACGGGGCCTTCAAAAGTGGAACGTGCCATATAAGTCCTTATGCAAAAGCGTTTTTACCAATCGTTGCATCGTCTGCTGGGGCAGTGGCGGTAAAAACAATCACCCAGATGCAGGCAATATAGCATGTATTTAAACTACATGCAACCAATAAAAAAGGCCCCCGAAGGGGCCTCTTTCAAGCTAGTGCTTAGTAGGCTCCGGAGCTTCCGTAGATGCCCAGAGGATCCGACCAACCAAAGCTATAACGCTCGCGGGACTTGTAACGGACGTTGCCGGTATCAAAGTCGCCGTCCATCGAGTTCTGGAGGGGGACACGCTCAAAGTGCTTCAAGCCGTTGGGAACGTCGGTGGTCAAGAACCAGCCGTTAACGTCGGTCAAGAAGTGATTGACGGTGTAGCCTTCAGGAATCGAACCGTTGTTCTTCAGTGCGTTGATATCGTTGTTGTTGGTGCCGACGCGCAGTTCGGTTTCCAGCAAACGAGTAGCAACGAACATCAGTGACGGGGGAACAATCAGCTTGCGGGGCTTAGCTGCAATCAGCAGGCCACGCTCGTCCGTCCAAGCAGCGATGGCAATAACGGCGGCTTCCAAGGAAGTCTCGTTAAGGTCAGTCTGCGTAGAAGGTGTATTGCCGTTGGTTCCACCGTTTACCAGCGGGTGAGCAGTGTTGAACAAAGAAACGCCATCACCACCAACATAGCCAGCAGAGAAACCATTGTTCAAAATGGAAGCTGCTTTAACTTGCTTGGTATATGCCATAGCACGGGCCAAACCTTTGGTGTAGCGAGCAGACAGGCTGTCGTACAGGTTATCTTCAATTGCCTCTTCGGTAATCGAAAAACCCAAAGCGATGGTTTCGTGGTTATAGCGGGCAGTCCATGCTTCCTGCGCATTGTCATAAGCAAGGGCAGAACCCTCGTTCTTAACAGGTGCAGCAGAGAAACCGGACAGTTTGGTTTCTTCTTCAAAGCTACGTTCCGAAGTTTCGGTTTCGTAGATTTCTTTATGCTCTTCGCCGTAGCGGGCATATTCCAGACCAAACAAAGCGTTAAGTCCGGGGAGCAACTCTTTGAGTAGCTGGGCGCGTGAAATAGCCATAGTATGTTACTCCTTATACGGCGGTTGCGGTGTAATACTCATGGATACCGAAGTTGATTTTCACCAACATTTCCGGAATTTGAGTAAACACAATGGTTGAGCTAGACGGGATAGTCGTTGCAGTCAATCCCAACGAAGTCGTTGCCACGTTGATGGTGACGCTGGTAGCACCGGCAGAAGCTGCGGTGGTTACAAACGAACCGGTACGGACAGTTTGACCGTTGGAAGCGATATACGACACGTCAGTACCAGCAACAATAGCGCTAGGCAGGCCAGAACCGGTCAAGGTAATGGTCGTGGAGCTAGAGCTACCGGTTGCGGAAACAGCGCTTGCAGTATCAGGAACCACGCCAACCACACGCATCGGGAAGGTGCTGGTGGTCAAAGTTGCAGAGTACAACAGAGCGTTGGACGAATTGCCGGTGGTGTTGCTGCCAGTGGTGTTAATCATCTGGTAGTTTTGACCAACCATTGCATAGCTGCCCGAAGCCACAGTGGTGCCGGACGAGCAAACAACCGCTTTAAACACGGTGTCAGGGTCATCACAAACGATAGCTTGTGCGTCACCTGCCAGCGTCGAAGCGGGCCAATACTGCGAGAAAATTTTCTGGCCAGTGCTTGGGTTGGTGTAGGAACAGCCAAGGAAAACCCCGACCATACCTGCCGCGCCACCACCGGTAGAAACCGACAGACGTTGAGCAAAACCTTGGGCTACCTTTACGAAATCTCCGTAATAGATAGCTGTAGCTTCACCATATTGAATAGGAATATTGCGAGTGGAACCCGCAAATACCTGCCCACCAATCAAATTGATTGGCTTTAGACCGTAGGGGGCCGAGACCGTAGGATATGCCATAAAAACTCCTATGTTTAATTACCACCACTACCAAAGACAGTTCCTTTGGTACTGGACGATTTACGTTCCGAAAACTTCGACATACGGGGGTCATTGTCCCGCATGAAGTTGTTATCTACTGACTCCATTTGAGCGTTGTTTTGCTTAGCATAATATGCGCCAATAGCATTAACTTGTTCGTCGGAGTTTCTGCATAGCATCAATCCTCCAATTTCAACGTTACCACTTGCGTTGCCTTGCACCATCAGTTCGGGATGGTCGCTCGCTTTAACCGGTTCCCACCCGTCACGCATTTTGCGGGACACATTGGTGGGGTCTGCCTGACCAAGGATGTGAGTTGCTACCCAGCGAAACTTCACCCCCGGTATAGGATTTGGATCGGGCAATGTACTTGAAGGTTTGTATTCATAGCGCACTGTCTTCTCACGGGAAACCATTTCTCTCGATGTACGTGTATCAGCCATTGTTGTTCTCCAATTTTGCAACTTGTGCAGCATATTGCTGCGGGGTTAAACCAAACTTACGTGCTAAAGCTATCTGCGTCGTTGTCATTTGGATTCTTTTGGAACCCGTAGACCGCGATGCGGGAGCTACAACTGAAGCCGGTCTTGCAACCTTGTCAACAGCGGGTTTACCGAATATTTCGGGAAACGTTTTCCGAACGCGAGCGTCAATTTGCTCGTAATACTCATCACTTCGCGGGTCAATTCCCGAATTAACTAGCTTTTGATGCAGCCCTAGTGAATAGCTGGTAACTTCTTCAAACCCATCTGCTCCAAACCACTGGTTTTTTGCCTGCCAGCGCAGGGATTTTTCGTCTGGTGAAGATGGTTGTTGAACGAATTGTTGTGGTTGTATCACATCACTTGCGGTCTGTAAAGGGACAGGCCGGTAGTTCTTAATACTTTCCAGTTTCCATTTTGCGTCCGTAAGTGCTTCCTGCGCAGCCAAAATAGCATCTGCATCAAATGCTTCTTGGGCTACCTTATATTCCTTACGAGCTTTCTCCAGTTCCGCCTGAGCAGCACTGAGAGCCGTGTTAGCCAAGTTTTTTGTGCCTTCATTTACATAACCTTTCAGCGTTTTGTTTTCTTCCAAAAGCTGCTGGGCAAGGCGCTCAAGTTCCTGCTTTTCACGCAGGGTTGCTTCCTTTGCTCGGCGTTCGTCGTGGCGAGAGTGGGTCAGCTCTTTAATACGTTTCTTTACGTTGTCGGAATATGACTCCAGCTCATCGTCAGTGGGGTCTGCCACCTCTTTGTCCAAAGGCTTGCGGCCTTGGTCGGGTGCGGGGGTGTCATCAACAATATCAATCTCAAACTCTTCTTCACCGCCCTTGTGTTTTTTGTCTTCAATTTCATCCGGGAATTTAAATTCGTCCATGATGTCTCCTTATGCGCGGGTAATGCCACGGGGGTCGTCAACAACTGCTTCCACTTGATCATCGTTAATCAAGCGAAACTCCTTGCCATAAATTTTGAAACGTGTGCCAGCGTAAGCGCGCACAATTACAAAATCTCCAGCCTTTGCCCAAGCTCCGGTGGGAAACTTGGCTGCGTCTTTAAACGCATCAGCTCCTACTTTCATTACGAACAGCACGGTGGTGCTATGTTCTTCCGAACGAATCATTTCGGAAGTTTTAAGCAATTCCAGTTTTGTTCCTGAAATTTTGTCCGATACGTCCGGAACCACGCACAGCAACCGATAGCCTGCGGGTTCGGGCAACAGCGTCGCCTTCTCCTCTGGGGTCTCTGCTTCTGGCGGAACTTCCGTGGGTTGGATTTGCGGGGGTAGGGTTAACCCCGGTGGCAGGATAAGGTTAGTCATCTTCATTTTCAACTTTCTTCAGCAGGGCCAGTAAGTAAGACTCTGCGGTAGCTAGGCCCTGAATAACACCGCAAAGTTTTTGATACTCGTCGTAACTCCTGCAAGCACCACCAGCCATGTCATCGGCATAGTTGTTCATGTCTGCACGGATTTGTTCCCTTAACACGCGAGCAAAATCTTGAATCATTCTTCATCCTTTGGTGGAACAATCTTTTGTGCTGATTGCATGAGTGATTGTTTAAACTCATGTTCTTTGTCTGCAACGCCTTGCTCTTGTGTTGCGCGGTGTTTTGCGATGTCAATCATCGTTTTGGCTTTTTCATGCTCATGCTCGGCTTTGCTACGGGCAACATCAATTCCCATCTTCATGCCTTCACGTTGCTGTTCAGCTTTTTGTTTTGCAATCTGCAATGCGGTTTGTGATTTCATTTGGTTGCGTTGCATATCATGCTGAGACTGATCCCGGCGCACGTTATTGCCCAGTTTTGTTCCTTCCAACTGCATTTTTGCCCGCAATTCCGCCTCTTTTAACTGCGCATCTTTGGCTTTTTCCTGCGCCGTAAGAGACAATTTTTGATTGTTTAAACGGTCATTTAGCTGGATTTTTTGCGCCTCAAGCTGCAATTTTTGCTGCTCAAGCTGGAATTCCTGCTGCATTTGCTGGGCTTTGAGTTGCAGTTCCTGCTGTTGCATTTGAAGCTGTTGCTGCTGCATTTGCACCATTGGATCTTGGGCTTGCTGTTGGGCCTGCTGCTGTTGGGCTTGCTGTTGGTTAATTTGCAGCGCCTGTTGGCTGGCCTGTGCCAACATGCCGGACAGTGCATATTCAATCTGCGGATCAAGATCATCATCGTCCGCTGGCAAAGACATACCCAACTGGGTTTCAATTTGTTTGCGGTACTGATAACCCGTATGCTCTGCAATGTGAGCCATAAGCGCGGCCTGAATAGCTTGTGCTTGCGGGTTTTGTCCAATGAGTTGCTGGACAATTGGGTCTTTCAGCAGTCCCATATGCACAGCAATATGAGATTGATGATCTTGGTTAAGGAATGCCTTTAACGGAACCCCTTTCAACACGTTCATGTTTTCCGTAACGGGGTCGGTTACGGTCTCATCTTCTGGCAGAGGAACAAGCTTGTCGGGGTTTTTAATGCCCAAAATCTCCAACATGTTCCGGTGTAACTGCGGCATGTTATAAATATTGGGCGCAGATTGAGCCATCTGCATAACCGCTTGGTACTGAACGACCCTTTGGCTCAATGTTGCTGCATTGGGGTCGCTAACTGGGATGATGTCTACATGTTGATAATCACTTTTCTTGGCGCTGCGGTCTGCTGTATCGGGGTCGTAATCATAGTCGGATGGTGAATCATCCCGAATGATTTCCGCGAGCAAACGCAGCTCTTGTTTAAATGAGTAATGCAGCCGAGCTTGCACGGCGGACATAACTTTAAGCTGACGCTCCAACAGAGCAAGGGTAGTGCCTACCGGCGCTTGGCTGGACATGTCACTGATCTGCATATCAGCGGTAGCAGCAAAGCGGCGACCTTCCTCAACAATGTTGTTGAGCAGGGTGTACAAAACTTGGCTTGGCTCTTTGTAAGGTAGCGGTAAGATGTTGTCCCGCAATGCGCCGGATCCAATGTCTACATCGCGGAATTCTCCGGGAGCGATTGGGGTGTCATCACCTTTAATACGCAGACCACGGGATTTCAAACCGCCCGGAAGGTTGGACAGCGTACCTGCATCAACCAATTGACGCATGATGCTTGTGGCAGATTTTGCAAACCCACCAATAAGGTGGAACAAACCAAACCCGTAAGCACCAAAACCGGGGATGTATTGGTAGTGAACAAAGTGCTGGCGCTTCAACTTCAGCTTATCGTCTTGCAGCCAATTCCTGCGAATGGACAATACGGTGTTGGTTCCCTTAATCATTGTGACTACATAAGGTAACGCAATGCCGGTCACCCCTTCGCTGTCTTCATCTTCATAGCCTTCAATGTCCAAATCCACGTGCGTTTCATACAGCGTGTAGCGGTCATCATTCATGTCCCGAAAGCCGGTCTCGCTGTCTTTTGCTTTTTGGATGTTGGTGGTTTCACGCTGCGGATCTGGTAAGTCGCACTCAATGTAAAACCCAGCGTTCTGCAACTTGATAATTTCGTTCTTTGTCTTACGCATCACATGGGTAATGCGGTGACACGTATCCAAATCCGTTGCTCCGTAGGGAAGAAGAATATCCTCTGCGGGGATAAACATGGACACTTGGCGGTTTAAATTGGGATCGAAGTAAACCTTTTTGAATGCAGAGCCGGTAGCAGGCAGGCTCCACAGCATCCGCTCTTGCTCGGGGCGAAACTCACGCATGACCTCAGTCAGCTCATAGTTCATGTCTTCTTCAACACGCTGAGCTGCTTGCTTCTTCTCCGGGGTCTCTATTCCAATAATTTTTGTACGTACAGGCCCCGCAGCAGGGAACATCTCCGTAATGGTTTCTGACTGGAACCTTACAACTGCTTCAGTAATCATTGGGTGAAATACACCGGATGCTCCATTCCACGGCTCCGTGCGTTCTTCGTACTGAAGACCCATTAGCTTTAAACCCTCGGTGTAAGCTTTCTCCCAATCCGCACGGCTACCTTTGTCGTTGTCAATATCGCTTGACAAATCACTTGCAATGGTCTGCAATTGGTTTTCCGGGATTTCATCTGCCAAGTTAGCATCAAAATTATCTTCTTCTTCTTTACCCAAATGAATATCCAATGGCCCTGCATGGATATGTAGCTCCTCGGGGTTTACTACCTCAATCTCAATAGGCTCACCCTGCTCAATCCCTTGCGGGGCCTGATACAAACTCTTATCCATGTTAGTAGCCATACGGTTCCTTAATAGTATTCAAATTTACGTTTGGTAAAAAACGGTTCATCTTTTTCATCGGATTCCAACCGGATGAATCCGCCCTGTCGAAATTTCATCAATGCTTGACTGCTTGAGTCAACCAAATCATCATGTTCGCCATTGGGGAATGACGCTAACTCATCCATAACCTCTTCGGCCCATCTTGTTTCCGGACACCAAACAACTCCGGAGGCAAACAGGTCTGCAATAGAGTTTACACGCGCTATCTTGTCGTTCCCTTTGCCGGGGGTGTACTCCGATAACGGAATGCCCATCTGCCTCATCTCATAGATAAGAGGAGCGCCTGCTGCCTTCTTTTCCACAATTAACATATCCGGCTCGTACTCTTTGTACATTTGCAAAGCCTTAGCCTTCAGTTCCGGAAACTCCATACGGGATTTAAACGCATCCAACAAGATGATGTTGGTCTTTTCATTTCCATGTGAGTCGGGATGATCAAAAACACCCCATGTAGTGCATGCGGAGTAGTCAGCGCGGTTGTTCTTTTCAAACGCGGTATCCCACGACTGAATGATGTAGTCACACATAGGGGGACGCTTCTCCTCCCATATTTTCCAATGATCCCGCTTGATGATTGCGCCTTCATTGCCGGTTGGGTTTTGCTGATACTGCGCTTCCCATTTGGATACGGGGATCTCCGCTTTAATAGCTTCCAGTTCAGTCTTTGACCAAAACGCAGGCCATAGCGGCGTTCCGGATGGGAGGATTGCGGGGAACTCAATCACCTCCCAATTGTCAACACCATCTCCGCCCGACTTCTTAAGAATCTGCCCGGTGAGGTCTCTCTTTGCCCACCGGGTCATCACAATAATAATCGCCCCGTTAGGCTGCAAACGCTGACGCGGGCCAGATGTGTACCACTCATACACCTGATCAAACACTGCGGGATTGTTTTGCTTTGCTTCCTGTTCCGAGTGGGGATCGTCAATAATTAACAAATCTGCACCCTTACCAGTCACAGCTCCGCCTACACCAATAGCAAAGTAATCACCTCCAGCGCTAGTGTTCCATCTTCCAGCAGCTTTGCTGTCACTTGATAGCTTTACATCAAACACCTTCTGGTATGTATCGGATGACACAAGATTACGAACCTTACGACCAAACCCCGTTGAGAGTTCTGCGGTGTGAGCAGTTTGGATGATCTTCTTTTGCGGGAACTTGCCCAAAAACCATGCAGGCAACAAATACGAAGCAAACTCACTCTTTGTATGACGGGGCGGCATGTTGATAATCAATCTCTTCAACTCACCATGTGCAACCCTCTCAAAGGCATCTGCCATGATTTGATGGTGCTTGCCCGATATAAACACAGGCCACATCTCTTTTACAAATGGTAGGAATGACTCCTTGCACCGCTCAACCCTATCCATTTCCAACAGGGTCCTAATCTTTACCCGCTCCGACTCCGGGACTTTGTCCACTATCTTTAAGTAATCCGATATCTCTTGCTGCGTAAGAAGAGTCATAGCTTTGCCAACATCTTTGCTGTTTGGTCAACCAACTTAATCGAATGAAACTTGTATGGCTTCAACTCCAAATGCCCATCTTGCTTTAAACGGTGAATGATGCGGTGAATGTTGGATTTGGAACTCATGCCCAATCCCTTCGCTATCGTGTCATAACTTGGAGACACACCATGCTGCTTCATATACGTTCGTATGAAGTCCAAAACAAGTTGCCTACGTTTAGTCATGCGGGGTAGTGTAAACACATTTGAGAACGTTCGCAAGGGAAGAGAACGTTCGCAATGTATATACAAAATATATATACCCCCGGGGGGATGGAAAATGGAGGACAAGGGGGTGGGTAGCTTGTAATCGTTTGAATGGATTAGAGCGTAACCGCAGACGGGCGCGACCACGGCAAAAGAGGGGGGTGGGGGGCCAGTGGGTCACACCGTACCCACCACCGTGTAAACCACCGCTGTGTAAACGCTAACCTTTCAGCAGTTTCAGGTGTCCGCTGAGTTGCGCCTTCAGTTCCGCTGCTGTCAGTGGTGCTTCAGTTGCTGGTGCTGCCGCTGCGAATGCGCCTGATGCTTTGCCGAGTAGCTCCAGTGCTTTTAAACGACTGCCTTCCTGCTTGGCGGATTTGGACATCGCAATCAAGCTTTGGATCACATATCGTTTGCTCGCCGCCAGATCGTCTACCAGCGCCTCCTCGGTCTGCCCCCATGCATCTTGAAGCGCCTTTGCCACTAATGGATGCTTGGTGAGTTTGTAGGCGTTGCTGCTGATGGTTTGGTCTGTGCTGGTGTCGTTTGGGTATGCCTGCCTATAAGAGTCCTTGCTGCTCTTACCTGAAAGCTTGGCTGCAACGAATGTCCTCATTGCGTGGGTCATGTCTCGTATGCGTACTGGAGCAGACCGTTCCGCTTCGCTGGGGTTCGCGGGGTTTTCAAAATCAGTATCCGATGGTTGATCCTGCCCCTGTTCCACTTCTGGATCGTCCATTGATTCGAGTTGCTCTATTGCAGTGCGATTCACCATAGCTTGCCCCTATTCCTGTACATAAACTCAGTACTGTTTAAACCAACAGTTGAACCATTATAAGTTATCCACATTTTTTCCACATCAAGTTATCCACAGGGTTGTGGATAAGTAAAGTTATCCACCGCATTCTGTGGATAGATTTTCCAACTTAAGTTTCGAAAACGCGCTGGTGAGGTTTTCAGGGAAGGGTTAAGGGGTAGGGTGCTTGAACCCCAAAAAAACGCTCTGAGGCCGTTTAAAGGCGTTTTGAAAGACAACAGTTTGCATTCATTGTTATGCACTTTGCTTGCATGGCATGGCCTGTGCTACGCGCGCGCATCGCGCGATTCAGTCAGTTATAGCTATTTGGGGTTATACATGGGTAGACATTGATAGACCAAAATAACTACAACTCTGGTTGCGATTTGCATGGGCTGGCGAAATCGATGGTGTAAACGATATTAAGATCGCGTCCAGTGCAATATCGCACTGACAACCGGAGAATGAGATGCAGAAGCTGATCGATGCCTACAAAGCAAACCCCAACGCTAAGACCGCCGCCCGTCTGCTGGCCTATGAATACAAACACCCCTTCGCCGCCCTGCTACTGACCAGTGCAGATGCCAAGCTGCTAGAGCAGGCAGCACTAGACGCTGACCGACTGCTGGGACGCTGAGCCATGAACAAGTTTGAACACTACACCGCACCGATGCTGGCCTACGCGCTGGCTGATTGCTACGCTGCACTGGAGGCTGGCAAATATGAGGCTGACCATCCCTACGGGCGCAAGCTGTGGGCTGAGATAGATGCCATACGGGACGTGCAGATGCGCAACCGTTCAATTGCCAAGGCCGTCTCCCGCCGTATTAAAGCGGGAACCCTTGAGACCGCCTGACATTTCAGCGGCTTGCCTCGCTTGCGGGGCTTGCCAGTGCAATGTCGCACTGCAACCGGAGAACCTATCCATGTATACCGCTCAGGCCAACGCCCACGGTAATGTCATTGTCTGCAAAGGCGATACCGTGCGGAATAGCTACCGCATTATTTTTGTCGGCTCATACGCCGAGTGCCTTGCCATCAAAGTGCGGGGTGCTGTATGACCGCACTGCTTAAAATTTACGCAACCCGCGAGGAATGGTTGACCGCTGCGGTCGAAGAATTCCGCGCCGTGTTCGCCGCTCAGGCTGCACCGATCCCCCTTAAGGTGCGGGTGTCCTGCGGGTTTCCCTCCACCGCAAAACGCTCCGGTGCTATCGGGGAATGCTGGGCTGACACTGCCAGCGCGGACAAGTCAATGGAGATCATGATCTCGCCAGTGCTGGCTGATCCGTACCGTGTTGCCGATGTGCTGGTGCATGAGTTGTGCCACACCACCTCCGGCGCAATGAATCATGGCGTGTCGTTTCAGAAGGTCGCCGATGCCATGCATCTGATCCCGTCCGCAACCAAGGGCTACAAGGCCACAACAGGCGGGGACGCTTTCCGCGCCGCCTTCGGGGCGATTATCGATGGGCTTGGTGAATACCCTCACGCCCAACTATCCATGACCACCCGCAAGGTGCAGGCCACCCGAATGCTTAAGGCGGTCTGCCCAACCTGCGGATACACCATCCGCCTTACCCAAAAATGGGCGGCGCAAGGTCTGCCCACCTGCCACCTCGATGGTGACACTTTCGCATTAACCGCTGGAGAATAACTATGGCAAACGACATCACAATAGATTTAGCCAATATACCGTTGGCTGTTATCCGCACTGCATCGGATCGCTGGATCGGTGCCGATGCATGGGCTGGCAAAACGGCGGCGGTCGGAAAGCTTGCGGCCATGATCAACCAAGGCCGCATCACAGTCGCCGATGTGCGGGCGGTAATCCCTACGCAACCCGTAGCGCAACCCGTTGCGTCCCCCGATGCTTTTAACATTGCTTTGAAACCAGTTGTGCAGGTCGCCGATAACGCTGCGCAGGATGCACTGGTCGCGCTGGATAAGGCGCGGTCGGTCGAGCAGCATATGCATGATGGGTTCACCTCGATCACTTTGGCATTGTCCGATCTGCGCACGGCGGTACTGACAAACGCAACCCTGCAAGACACGCTCATTCGTGAGGTGCAGGCCATCAAGTCGGAGCCGCTGGTCGATGACATCAAGGTATCGCAGGCGGTGACCGATGCGGTCGCCCGTGCGTTTAAACCATTCGAGCAGGCGGTGCAGGCGGCTGGTGCGCAGGCCGTGGTCGGGCAGATGGTTTCGGTGCAACGTGTCGGCACCCATCCAGCCATCAATACCTTCGGGGTTTCGGTCTCGAACGCGATGGGCGGCGAGATGCTGGTGCATCATTTTGATGATAGTTGCGCCCCTGCGATTGATCCGCACTTTGTGTGGTCGGATTCGATCCTGCGCCATCTGCTGCTGAGTCAATCAACGGGCGAGAACCTGTGGTTTGGCGGGGAAAAAGGCACGGGTAAATCGGAAACCGTCCGCCAGTTTGCCGCCCGTACGGGGCGCGGGTATTGCCGAATCAACTTCAATAAATTCACCACGGCGGAGGACTTTGTCGGATCGGTCGGGCTGGAGAACGGCGCAACGGTTTTCAAGATGGGCGACTTCCTCCGCGCATTCACCACACCTGCCAGCGTCATTCTGTTGGATGAGATAACGAACGCAGATCCTGCTGCGCTGGCTGTGCTGAACGGTTTCCTAGAGTCGAACAGCGCGGTCTCATATGGCGGTCAGGTGTGGCGCAGGGCTGCTGATGTGCTGGTGTTCGCCGCTGACAACACCATGACAAACGGTGATGAGAGCGGACGCTATGCAGGCACTCGCACTATGAACAGCGCACTGGCTGACCGCTTTGCACGGGTTGTGGCGTTTAAACATATGGAACCAGCCGTGGAGATCGAGGCGGTCGTGCGTCACACTGGCTGCACCTACGCAGTGGCTGAACACGTCTTAAAGGCCGTCCACGCCTGCCGCGCCAAGGTTACATCGGGCGACATTATTGACGCACCATCGATCCGATCGGTGATGGCGTTTGTGCGGTCGGTCGCTGTGCTGGGTGTTGATGAGGCTTGGGCTGCGTCCATCGGTCACCGCCAGCCATCGGAATCCGCCACCGCCATCGAGGCCATCAAGGCCGCATACATCGATCCAGCATTCATTCTTTCCAACCTGTAAGGGGCTGCAAATGAAACGTTTAAACGGTATCCAATTTCGGGCAGGGGTTGAGGCCGCTGCACATAAGATCGCCAGTGACTTCGGTCGCCGCATCACGCTGCGCTGGGATTCCAATATCACCACGGCGGGGATCAACCAACACGGTGATGTCTATTTGGCGAATGTCGCAGATGATGCTGTGGTCAATCAGGCACTGGTCGAACGGTATACAGGTTTTGTGGTGCATGAGTTGCTTCACGCAAAGTACACCGACTTCGATGCGAACGGCAGCACCCAATACCTGAAGCAATTACACAACGCAATCGAGGATGCATGGATCGAACGCACGGGCATTGCCAACCAGTTAACGGGGAATATCTCCGGACTGCTGACCACGCTGGTCGATGGCATGGTCGATAAAGCAATTGTTGAGGTGAAGGATTGGGCAGATCCACGTCAATATCCCTTTTCGCTGGCGGTCTACGCGCGGGGATTCTGCAAGCGCGTACCGCTGGCAGATGGGCTTGAGCCGATCTTCGCTGAGGCTAAGCGCCGAATCGATGGCTGCTACAACAGCACCGACACGCTGGCTCTTGCTAAGTGGGTTTGGGATCAGTTGCAGAAGCTTGATGATGCCCCGCCAAAGGGTTCTAAGGGGTCTCAGAGCGGCGATCAGGGGCAGGGTAAGGGTAAGGGTGCAGGCGATGGGAAAAACGGCCAGCAGGCGGGTCAGCAGGACGGCCAGCAGGCAGGGCAGCAGGCAGGCAAGGCCACTGCACCAACCGAAAAAATGCGCGCCCGTGAGGTCGAGCCATCCCTCAAACCATCGGGCAATTCGGCAGGCGGCACCTACACAAAGGCGGCGGTGCGGAAAGAGGCTTACCACCATTCGGACAACAGGACAGCCCGAGACCTGACGGTAAACGTGCCAGCGCGTATGCGCTATGAGGTGAAGAAATTATTTGAGAATTCAGCGACTGAAGAATTCCAAAACAACCGCCGCGCTGGATCGCTGGATGTGCGGTCGCTGCATAAGGTTGATTTATCGGATCGTTTGTTTAAACGCCGTCTTGAATCGGAGGGGATCGATTCCGCCGTGGTGATCCTGCTGGATGTTTCGGGTTCTATGTTCTCCATGAGTTACGAAGAAGACGCGAACGGGAATATTCGGCTTGACAAAAATGGGGAGGTTATCCCTACCTGCTACATCAACCACGCAGTGAAAACCACGGCGGCAATGCTGGACACGTTGAACCGTGCGCAGGTCAAGACGGCGGTGCTGACATTCGGCAGCAGCGTATCGGTGCTGAAACCGTTCGAGATGCCAGTAGCTAAGGGTTTGCAGCGGGTTGCGCGGGTTGATGATGGCGGCGATACCAACGACTACGCTGCGCTGCGCTATGCCCATGAGTTGCTGCATGGTCGCCCTGAGTCGCGCAAGGTAGTGTTTGTGATCACTGACGGCGAAGGCGATGGCGAGTCGGTGAAGGCGCAGTGCCTATCAGGCGAGGCTTTGGGGATCACAACCATCGGTGTGGGTATCCAGTTGGATATCTCCCACGCATACCCCAAGGCGGTGCGCGTCAACGGCGCGAACATCGGCGAGGTTGCATTTAAACAAATCAAACTGGCGGCGTGAGCCGCCTTAGGAGAATCAAAATGTTTACTTGGAATTACAGAATCGTCAACGACAAACGGGGCAATGGCGGTGAGGACTGGTACGTTCTGCAAGAGGTTACTTACAACAAAGCAGGACAACCCAACGGGTACAGCAGTGCTTGCGTGGGGTCTGAAACTATGGAGGGTATGCGCGAGGTGTGGGAGATGATGCAACACGCGATGGAGAACCCGCCCCTGCAACCGGAAGACTTTGTGAAATACGAACGCGAGGAGAGCGAAGATGACTGATAAATTTTTCTATGTGTTGGCTGCATTAGCAGCGCAGACCTGCATCTATTTTGGATGGGGTAATGATAGTTGGATGGGCAACGCTGCGCTGGTAATGGGCGGCGTGTTCTTTGGTGTATTGATGGCTGAAGTAATGAACGAAGGAGAAAGCAAATGAAGACAGGTGAACTGACAGGCCACGCCCTTGATTGGGCGGTCGCAATGTGCGAAGGTATTGACCACGATACCGCTGCGATGAACATCATGTTCGGCGATGACACCGACTGGTTCCTAACATTCTCAACCGATTGGGCGCAAGGCGGGCCGATTATTGAGAGGGAGGGCTTTGAACTTTGTCGGCTTGAACCCAGTACATTCGGAATCGAGTGGCGAGCGCAAATAGATTGCGATTGCCGCTTTTACGGCCCAACCCCCCTGATTGCAGCCATGCGCTGCTATGTAGCCAGCAAATTTGGCGATGAAGTTGATGTGCCTTTGGAGTTGCTATGAAACAGATACCACACCTGACCTACGGTGAGCAGTTTGCCCTCGATCAGTGGCTGACCTACTACCCTGAAAATATGGCCTACGCTGACATTTTGGAACTGCTGCGGGAGGATGACTGGTCGCACGAGGACATTTCGGTGTGGGAGGTTGTCGAGAACTTCCCCTTGTCGCAGGTCGCAGAGTTTATCGAGGATACCCGCCGCCACTTTGATCGTGTTGTGGGAGGTGCCTGCCATGAGTAATTGGTATACCACGCAGGTGACGGGGTCGAAGGGGACTACCGTTTGGACTGACACTTCATTCGGGGCGGTGATAGTTGCGGACTGCACCAGCGAATCGCTGACGCTGACCGCCCAAAGAAGGAATGCGAGGATATGCGCGGCTGCGCATGATCTGTTGGAACTGTTGGAGGATGCATACCTGCACCTTGAACCGGAACACCAAATGAGGTTCCGCGAAATATCAGATCGCATCCATGTACAAAGTACCCGCCCTGCGGTCGGATGAGTGGGGGTTTGTCGAGGCGGTCAAAAAATATCCCATGCTGGTTGAACTGGTAGACAAACCAACGGGGATCTACATATTTTTTGACGGGATGTGGAAGGTCGCAAAGATGGGAAAGGATGGATACCCTCGGCACAGAGGGGCATTCACCAGCCTACACAGCGCGGTATACAACGCACGGAAGGGGTAGCTTAACGGCTACCCTTTTTTCATTTAAACGCTAAAAGGCGTCGAGGTTTTCCTGATAGGTTCCGCTGATCTTGTCGTATAGCAGGGTTGTCTCCCCCTGAGTGCCTACCCACCGATGGCGGCACTTCCAAACCGCAATCTCCACATACCCTGCCTGCATATTCCGATGCACGGTGATGCCGTTGTCGGTCTTTGCCCACCACGCCATCGATCCGGAAATGCTCATGCCATCCGGTCGCGGCTGCTCCACGCCTGCTCGGTTGATCTTCGCAGGGTGAGCCACAAACCAACAGTGCAGGTCGTAGGTCTTAACGAACTTCTGTACCCGTGTCAGCATCTGCGAGATTGCATCGGTCTCAGTGGTCTCGCGGTGCAGGTCTATGTAGTTGTAGGGATCGATCACCAGCCCACGCACACCCATACGCTTTACGGCGATCTTCACCCGATCCAGTATTGAGTCAAGGGTAGAGGGTTCTTCGCCCTGCGTGTCAATGAAGATGAAATGGTCATTCACCCATTTAAACGCTTCGTCCGCCTCCAATTGGGTCATGCGGTTTTTGCCATCGAAGAATCGTTTCTTTGTGTAAATCTCCATCAGTCGGGAGATGTGGATCTCCGGTTGGTTCTCGAAGCTGCAAACGGCGAATGTCCATTCGTTGTCGCGGGCGAGGTTAACCATCAGTTGATCGACGAAGTTGGATTTTCCGTGCGATGGGTATCCGGTCACCACCGTAAGCTGAGAGGGGGCTACCGTGTAAATGCCATCCACCGAAGCGTACCCGGTGCTGGTTCCTTTGCCGGTTCCGCGTGCGTACAGGCTGTTTAAACGGTCTGCGTAGCTGGACGCCTCGCTCAGCCCCGCGATGGGATAAGGTTGTGCAGCAACAAGGACTGATTGAACTTCATTCGGGTTGCTGAGGTACAGCTCATTTAAATCTTTGGTTGAGAACTTGGCGAGGCGGCACTTGTCTTTCCCAATGCGTCGAGCCAGCTCCTCCGCCAACGCTTGCCCAGCTTCGTCTTGGTCTGTGGCGAGAATTACATATGGTGCAGCAACAAGGAACTCTTCGGCATTCCAAACATAGCTGAAACGCTTGTCCTCCTCCGGCTTGACGCGACCGTCTGCAACCTTAATCGGCGCACCGGATGGAACTGAAACTACGTTCTTTATTCCTGCCTCCATCAATGTAAGGCAGTCGATCTCGCCTTCCACGATGATGATGGGCTTCCCCTTTTCCAACAGATCAAGCCCAAAGAAATCATGCGCCCCGCCTGCATCTTGTGTAAACGCTTTCTCTGGAAAGCTTCTGTATTTCACTGCAACCAATTTACCTTCGCGGTAGTAGGGGAACCCGATAGCGTCGGAGTTGCGGTCAAGCTTTGCAAAAAATTTATTCGCCGCGAACAGCTTCATTGAATCAGCGGTGGTGGGGGATATACCCCGTTGCAACAAGTACTGATAATGATCATGTCCCAAGTTGGACTGTTCGACTCTGATGGCTTGAGGCACTGTGCGCTCCTTAACAAGGGTAAGCTTTTTTGGTTGAGTGGATCCATGCGCAGAGCAATGGTGGCAGTGGTAAACAATTGCACCATCCGGTGTCATCGACACCTTCATATCTTTTGCACGGGATTTTTTACGTTCGGGGGAGCAGTATGGGCAAACCATCCTGCCGCCCTTCGGGACTGCATCGATCATTTCATGCTGCCATCGGGGTTTCGTTTAAATGACCGATTCTTGCTGGGGGACTGCAACTTGATGCCAGTAGCGTTTGACCCTCCCTTGCTTAAAGCTTTAACGTGGGCTACGTCCTTGCCTTTGCGGGAAACCCCCTCTGCGTCTAATTTACGTCTTGCCCTTTGACGCTCCATGCGGTCGGGGTGTTCGCCCCGCGCAACCTGTGTTTTGTATTCCTGTTTGTAATCTCTAGCCATGATCTGCCTTCTTACGTTTTGCAATTGACTGACAAAAAACAACGAAGCATTCGGTGCAGCAGAACTGCTGTGCATTACGAATAGGTTTAAACAAAACCCCGCAGTGGGTGCAGTTTTTCATTTGAACTTCCTTAAAGCATCTTGCTCAATGACATAGCCAGTGCCATGCCCAAGGTCTTTTAAATTCTGCGATTGAATTGCCTCTTCCGATCTGACATACCCGATGAAGTCAACGGTGTCACCATCAACGATACCCAGTACATAAATGTCCACCTCGGTGACCGGCTTGTCAACGTGGATAAGCAGTCTACCAGTCTTATATCGGGTTGCTTTCACATCAATCTTCAAACCAGTTTTGGTGATTAAATCTGCACCACCTTTGCGGGGGTGAACTGAAAAATCAGGGTACAGGTTGAACTGTTTTCCAAAGGCCATCTCAGCAAGGATCCCGTCGCGGTCGATCTGTATCGGGTCTTGGTTTCCCATTTGTTTATCCCCGACACTGTTCTGCCTCGCTGTAGTGTTCCGCATAACCGCCAGCATCAGCGCGATGGCGGATTCGGCGGGAGACATTTGAATCACTGTTTGTCCTTTCAGCACCGTTACATAGCCCCCGTTGGGGGGCATTTAAATAATTTCACCCAAAGACCCCCCTTCCCCACTGAAGGGGTTGGGAGGGATTGGTTTCACCGCCTCACGGCATCTGCATGTTAAGTTGCCTTAACCCCTGTGCTTGCAGATTCGACCAGCACCACGGACTGTTGAGGGTAGTTGCCCCGCGCCTTTACGCTTACCGTGTAACCCTTTTCTTCCACGCCGTCAGGTTGAACTCTTGCTATCGTATGGAGTACGGCTGCGTCGAAAACGAAAAAAGCCGTTACTACTGCACTGGGTCGAACCCCCCGAGAATCCCCGGAGGCCAATGCATGAGTAACGGCTTTCAACAGTTGCGTTCGACAGCAACGATTGCACTATAACATAAACGGCTGGGGACTGCCTTGCAAGGATGGTTCTAGTAACGGCGAACCACAATCCCCATGCGTTTAAACTGTCGGTGGCTGGTGAAATTTGAACTCACGGAGACCCAAGTATTGCCCATAGCGGCACTCAAATCCCTCTAGCTACATCAACCATAGGCCAACTCGGTCACAGCTACCAACACGGCTGGGGACTGCTCACATAAAGCAGTGTGTCCTCATGGTGTACCAACCCAGCAACGGCGCTAACCCGTTGCACAGTCCCCATGCGTTTAGGTTGTTGGTACTCGCTGCACTGGGTATCCAACGCTTTACTGTTGGCGTTCACGGGCGAAACCGCCCAGCATCCGCTTTCCCAACGCAGCAATGATACTACAAAATGCGAACAGTTGGACTAGGGGTTTACACCTATTGCATGCACGGTAATTTCTGCTCTTGGATTGGTTTTGTCCAAGTGCCAGTAACAGTGACGCTCTTTCACCTGACGGTCGTTCTTGTATATACAACCCTGCATCAAGTCCAAGATGAGGCTCTCATCCAAGTCGGGTCTGCGCGATGCGTAGTGAATGTGCAAGGTTACACATAAATCCCCTTCAAGTAGTGGGGTTATTACGGGGCATTGTTGGCGAAACATCTCACTGTAGCTCAGCGCCTTTTCACTCTTGATGAGGCGGGAAACGCCCCCGAACCTGACAACCCTCCTGCTGTTTGCCTTGCTCGCTGGCTCCCCCAAAATAAAAAAAGATATCGGTTGATTTTTTGGTGTACAATCAATATCATCAGTTTCAGGGATCATATATAACCTTTGGAGAAGCGATGAAAGTTACCAACAAGTACGGATTGCCCGAAGCCCTAGTGAGAGCATTGTCGAGAGACGAGTACACCAAGGGCAGCAGCGATTATAGTGTTACGGGTCTGCTGACCCCGCCCAAGGTGGCACTGTTGCGCGAACGTTACCAAGATGAGATGGAGATGGACGTATCCGAAAAGATGTACACGTTCCTTGGCACGGCACTGCACAACGCATTGGAAAAGACCCCGATGCCCGTGAACTGCACCTACGAAGAGCGTTTGTTCGCAACCGTGGATGGAACATCTATCAGCGGTGCGATTGACATACAGGAGAAGACCCCGCAGGGAACTGTGGTGTGGGACTACAAGGTCACCTCGGTGTGGTCGGTCATGCGGGAGAAGACCGAATGGATCGAACAACTCAATATGTACAAGTGGTTCGTGGAGACCGTGAAGAAGGAGAAGGTCTGCGGTCTCAAGATATGTGCTTTCCTGCGGGATTGGAGCGGCAACGGGCGCGGTGAGGACTACCCCGAATCCTCCATCGTCATTGTTGATATCCCGATGTGGACTTCAACGCAGGCGGAGACGTTCATCCGTGATCGTTTAAATGCACACAAGTTTGCTCAGATGACACAGGATTTTGGTGACGAGCTACCGCCTTGCACCGATGCGGAACGCTGGATGTCGGAGACGACATTCGCCGTAAAGAGAGAGGGTCGCAAAACTGCGATCCGTGTATTAACCGATGCAGATGAAGCCAAAGAGATGGCATTAAAGGAAAACGGATATGTCGAAGTCCGACTTGGTGAACCCCGACGATGCGCGGGAAATTATTGCGGAGTTGCTCAGTGGTGTAAACAATATCAAGGAGAAAAAAATGAATCAGTCTGATCTGTTGAAGATTAACGTTAACGAGCATACGGAGAAGAAAAACGGCCTCACCTACCTGTCGTGGGCGTGGGCGTGGGCGGAGGTGCTGAAGGCCGACCCCAAGGCCAACTTCAAGGTGGAGATGTTTGATGGATCTCCATTGATGCCAGTTGGTGGTTCTTTTATGGTGTGGGTGACCGTCACCATGTTTGGTAAACCAGTCACCTGCATGCTGCCCGTGCTTGACTACCGCAACAAACCAATTTCTACGCCCAATGCATTTGATGTAAACACATCCATCATGCGCTGCCTTGTAAAGGCTATCGCCATGCATGGACTCGGTCTATACATCTACGCCGGAGAGGATACCCCTCCCGATGTAGAGGAGGCTGAGGTAAAGGTTGAGGTGAAGGTGGAGCCAAAGAAGGAACACCGCACACGCATCAATGAGGTCACAGAGTGGGACAACAGTGATGCCTCACGCGAATTATTTGCAGATGGAATGATCCAGTACACCAACACCTGCAAGTCACTTACCGATTTGAGCGGCTATTGGTCATCGAACCATTTGCAGCTTGATTCGTTAAAGCGCACACACCCCGCGCTGTATGAGAGGGTGCTAACAAAGTTCTCCGAGTTGAAGAAATCATTTCAAGGATAAATCATGGCAACAGAATTTAAACCATACCCCGACGGCGGTCAGCTATTTGCATCGCCAACAAAGACCAACCCCAAGTCTGCCGACTACTTTGGCGAGATCGCAATCAACCTCAAGGACATGACCGCCGTTCGGGTGGAGGATGGACTGACCATCTTTAAGCTTGGCGGATGGAAGAAGGTGTCGAAGAGCGGCAAGACCTACCTGTCGCTGGCGGTGAGCCGCTATGTGCCGAAGAACGAGTCGCCTGAACCACAGCGTCAGCAGGCTCCCGACTTCCCCGAAGAAGATCTGCCCTTCTGATATGGCCTTGCAGTTTGAGTGCAGGAAGATAGCGTTGAAGCAAGACCGTACCGGCTTTGTTTTGACGTTGGCTCTACACCCCGACGAGATCCCCGAAGAGCTGCTGCGGGATTTTGTTGGGTCACGATATGGCTGCGCGTTGGTTCGGATTAAGGATGACGAGTCCCCGACCGACTACAGCAATCGCGTTAAACAGGCGGGGATGCTTTGCCGTCACCCCGACTTTCAACGGTTCATGCAGGAGAGTTATGCGGCAAATGAACTGCCACTAACCGAAGACGAGACCGCAGCTTTACTGTGCAGGCTCTGCGACATTGAGTCACGCACGCAGCTAAACGGAGATGTAAACGCCAAGCAACTATTTGACGACCTGATGCTTGAATATAACGAATGGAAACTACATGCCTTCTAACAAACTGAAAGCATTCATCACCTACCTCAACGAGGAAGACCACGCCCGACTGAAGAAGTTTGCCAAGTCGCAGGACATGACTATGGCGAAGGTGATCCGAGAGGGTGTTCTTATCCGCCTCTCCGGAGATAGCCCCTACATCGCGGGATTCAACGATGGGCTGCAAAGGGCGGAGGATGTAATGCGTAACAACGCTGCATCCGAAATGAAATTCCCCAGCGGACTCTCCTTTGGAGAACTCATTGCCAATGAACTATTTAAACACTACATGAGGGTGCAGAAATGAAAGTGTTGTCGGGCGACCGTAACCAGTGCCAAGGCTGCAAGCAGTACTTCAACAGCGGCGGTGCGTTTGACAAACACCGGACAGGCGACCACGGGATTGACCGTCGTTGCAGAACCCCGGAGGAGATGATGAAGAAAGGAATGAGCTTGAACGCTGATGGATTTTGGATCACCAAAAAGATGAACCCAGCATATTTGGAGAGACTCAAATGAAATATGTGGCGGACTTCTTTGCTCTAGTTGGATTGGTAGCGACCGTTATTGCGGTTGGTTTTTACATTGGATACGTAACTTTAACCCCCAAGTGCCACACCGTTGGTGCTTTATTTACAAAGGAATGCAAATGAACTGGAACCCATTTAAACGTACATCCGCTGTTGCAATGTTGGCAGAGCGTGTTGATCTGCATCATGCGTATTCCACGCAAAATCAGCGTGACATTGAGTCCATGCGTAAGGTGTGGGCAGATGCTTTGCGGGCGCACCGTCTACTTGAACTGCGTGTAAAGGAGCTGGAAAGCAAGCAAAGTGCGCAAACTCATAGTGAAGGATCCGATGTAAGCAAGGTACTGAAGAAGCTTGCCGATGAAAAGAAAGCCCACGCACGTACATATGCGCGGGAGTATTACTACCGCAAAGCGGCGAACAAGCCGCTGGTATCGGAAGCCAAACGCACACTGAACTTCAAAAAACGCAAAGACCGTAAGGAGGAGGCGGCAGTTGAAAAGGCTCCGGAATGAAAACAATCATTCATGTAAACCAGCACAACGTCAGGGCTAATGCAAAAGGTGCAAACCTGCCTGTGCTTACCGTTAAAACGTACAAGTCCAATACGCGCTGCAACGCTGTATCGGTACTAGGCCCTAGCAGGGTTGTTTACAGCCCCGACAAACCTTTGTCTTGCGGGGCAAGGGTGTGGATTGAAACGCAAGCAATAGTTGAAACAAAGGAGCAAGCATGAAAGAGAACGTACCAATTACAAATCCAGTAGAGATGGTTGACCCCAATTGGATGAGCAAAACCGGCGGCTATGCCAAGGACATGACCCTGCACCAATGGTATGCGGGGCTGGCTATGCAGGGAATGCTTTCAAGTGGAAACCTTCCTAAGTCAGTAGGAGATGTTGAACTAGCTCATGCCACACAGCTAATGGC